AGAGCGTTTAGCAGCTTGGAGTTCGGACTCCCTTCTTTTCTGGAGTGCTTCAAGCTGTTCTATCTTAATTTTGTTTAATTCTTTGGCTTTCTCGTCACTATCACTCTTGGCTTCAATGATCTTTTTCTGCCTTTCGAGAACGTCGTTCATTCTTTCTTGCGCGGCAATTTCTTCAGCCAAACCATCAGTCGAAGAGGTACCACCCCCGGCAACTTGATTGATTGCATCCATTAATTGCTTGATAGTTATAGCCATGCGTAAAAGTCCTTACTCTTTAATTAGTTTATATAAAAAAAGACAGGGGTTTAACCCTGTCCATATTTTTTAGCGTATGATGGTGGCGGTGTTGGATTGTTTGTAGACGTTAGAGTTTGCGAACTTTTATTGGAATTACTCGCAGTATCCATTGCCTCTTTTTCCGCCTCAAGTTGCCTTATAAGCCTGTCAACAAACCATTTCCTGAGACCGATCGGAAGATTGTAGGCTTCCGAAAAAGACCAACCTCCTGAGTATTTTAAAAAGAAGAACTGTTCGTAAACGTTCTCCATGTACTCAGGCGTCAGGCCAAAAAAAGTCCGCAGATAACGGAACCTCCATATCTGACTCGTAGTCGCATTCTTTACAATCAAAGTGCTGGGACATATCAAGGTTGGGGTTCGTAAGTCTGTACGCTTCTCTAAGATGCCTTGCATCGATAGAAGGAATGTTGTTTACAGTATAATCAATGGCCTCTGCAGTAGAGTTGCCGTTGACTGAAACTAGCATGTTTGTCAACTGTCTGGTAACAGTTCTTTCATACCGATTCTTTGTCTTTCTATCGCTCTCAATACCATCCATAAGGTATTTTTCATCACTTCCGGTTAATAGCCTGAATGTGACTTCAAGTTGTGTTCTCGGCAGTGTTGTGCTGAAGGTGCCGTCCTCGTTCAGAGTGACTTCTAAAGAATTCAGAGAGGTTTCGGTATGACCTATCTCGTTTAAGTCGAAGGTGTGCTCTTGAACCGTAGTACAACTGGGACAAGTAACCTTGGTGTTATAGTCGCTTCCATATGCAGCAATTCGAGTAGCTACAATGATAGCGTTTCTATCACCAACTAAGATAGACGATGGATTAACGCGCTTATCAACGATTAAGCTGTCAATCACTCTTTCTAAGGCAACACCTTTCTTAAGCAAACTGCGTGAGGTAAGCATATCTTCCTCTTTGGCAGTCATCTGTTTAATCTCTATGGTATCACAACCGTAGAGGGGGTGGTTCTGGGGGTAATATTTACCACCAGAAGGCAATGCAACAAATTCTGTAGGGATTACAAAGGAGAAATCCCCTGTTCCCACTTGTTGTGAAGTTAAATTTGGAGACCCGTTATCTTGTTGCATGGGCGGGCCCCCAATACGATCACTGTTTCTAGACAATATACACCTCTTTTTTCTAGATATGTCTTATTATATCACGACTGGAAGAAAGTTGTACCCTCGGAACCAGCAGTAGCTCTAGAAACTCCGTCAAGAGTCTCCACGCGAGCCCAATCATAGCGTAATTCGAGTGTCATTTCTACCAAGTCATCAGTTCCATATGCCAAATCGCCATACTTCACAGATGTGATGAAACCATTCCAAAGAGTCCACTTTTCAATCTCAGCACCGTCGCCATCAATTTGAGAGATGTAAACAGTACCAAGAGCACCAGCAGCCTTAGACTTCGACATGGTGCCGAGAGAGTTAGGGTTGGATGGTGGGTTGTAGCCGGATAAGTTAATGATATCAGAAAGAGTTGCAGTCATATCTGGATCGCGGGGATCAACCAAAGTTAAGGAAATGGCATCCCAGCTAACGGCTCCTGGGTAGTAGAACTTGTGGTTCAAGTATTGGTGTTCGGCAGTCTCGATAGTGAAGGAAGGCTTGTTAACAGTCTTTGCGTACCAAAGAAGGGAACCTCCTTGGGGCGCACTGATTCCAGTGAACTCTACCTTAAATCGAAATTGTCTTTTTGGATCTTTGAGGGCATTTCCCTCACCGAAATTGTCTGACCAGAATGGCATCTTTTAGAACTCCTTGTTATATTTTTAAATAGTGTGTTAGTTTGTTTTAGTCATCAAATGATGCGCCAGTAGATGCGATTACGAAGTCAATTGCAATGAATTCGATTGATCTAGCAGGCTTAACCATAATCTTGGCGTAAAGAATGTTCTGATCGACAAGATCTGGCGTTGTTGTACTCTCGTCAAGAATCAATCGGTAATCAGCGATACCGAAGTTGCTCTTAACGTTAGCGAGGAAGGGCTCAACAAGTCCCTTGAAGCGGTTCCAGGTTGTTTGAACGTTTTGTTCGAACAAGATGCTGGAAGAGATAATCGAGATTTGCTTCTTAAGGTAGATAACCAATCTGCGTACGTTGATTCGATCAAGTGCGGAGGTGGATTCCTGAAGAGTCTTCTGACCGAAGACCACGATCCCAGTACTTGGGAAGGAAGCAATTGGGTTAATACCCGCATCGTAAAGTGTATCTCTTTCCTTAGATGTAAGTTTCTCGGTCACGTTTGTGACTGGGATACCAGCAGCACCGTCAGAGAGACCACCGCGGTTGAAACCAGCAGGTGCGAACCAGAGTTGAGACTTACGCTCAGAAGAGGCAAGAACACCCATCATGGCGACTGTAGGTGGAACCCAAACCAACTGGCTTGTGTTATCATCGCGAGTCTGGACCCATGGGTAGAAGGTGGCGCCGTAAGAGGAGTCAATCTTTCTATCGCTAAGGGCAGTAGCTGCAGCTTGTGGGGTGGTTGCAACACGGCTTGATTTGTCAGAGTAGTAAATCTCGTGTGAGGGGAGGTACACATCTGGCAGGTCAATAAGGGCCATTGCATCAGCGCGGCTTTCACAAACATCAATCATGTGTTCTGTGAGAGTGTCTTGAGTCACACCGGGAGCAGCTAAGAGGTTCATGTCGACTTGTTCTGGATCTGCAACCGAATCGATTGCTCTCTTCAGAGAGTAGAAGATCGAGTTGTTTTCGTTGTTCGAAGAAGCGGACATACCCTTGTTGTATAACGGATCGGGAAGCTTGATATCGAATCCATCGAATCCACCCCAGAAAGGAGCGGTGAAACTGTCGTAACCCAAGTCGAGAAGTGTCTTGTATGTTCCGCCTGCAGTCACAGAGGATTCGTCATTTCTTGAACCAGAGCGATAGAACACTACAGCAGATGTTGTGCTTGGGCGAACAACATCATCAAGAGTCATAACATATCCAAACCCGTCAATACCTGACGAAGCCGAGACAGTTGGATCGTAGTTGTCACCAACACCATTCTCAAGAAGACGGTTAACCATCTTTGTACTCAGATCGAATCTGTTTGTAGCAGCAGTTCTAGTGGTAGAAATACCGAAGGATGCTTTTGTGACATCAGACAGACCACCATCAGAGGAGGACAGTCTCAAACGAATGTCTGGGTATCTTAATGCAATTTGGCGGTTACCACCACCGGTGTCTAAAGTGAAAGTACTTGCAGAAAGTGCCTGGGAGTATCTTCCGTCCATACCAGCGTTGGTAAGTACAAGATATTTACCAGCCACTGTGCCGTCAGTTGTAGAGGCACCATCAGCATTAACATTAATCGCTGGAACGTCGCTTAATTTGGGAGGTCCGTAGTAACCGAATGGAAGAAGAAGGGCGTCAGTGGCGCCGGCTTCAACATCGGAGTTCATTTCAACGTAAACAAACTTAGAGTTGTTGGGGTACTCACCATATTCTTTGATTCTTCTTTCAGTAGCACTGAACTTCTTAAATTTGTCACCAATCTTGCGAGCAAGGAAGTTGGGCGACGAAGGATCAAGAGTACAGTTGTCAAATCTTTCAATTACTTGAATAGCGTTGTCAGAATCGGACATTGCTCTGATAACTACAGAGAACGTACCATAGTCAGTTACACTGTTGTTAGACTGACGGATGGAAGTAATCATAACCTTGGCGTTCTTGTTTAACCACTCGCCATGGCCGCGGCCGCGGAGACGGAACAGTTTTTGCGCCTTATCTTGAGGATGGAAGTCAGTCGCTTCACCTAAGTCTTGACCGACAAACCAGCCGGCGGTTGCTTCTCGGGACGCGGTGCCCTTGAGGTTAGCTAAAGTGCTTGAAGTCGAGCCGCTGTTCGCGATGACGCCAATGAAACCAAGCATTTTTTGACTGAAGTTGTTAGAAACTGTGTCGCGGGTTTCTTGGTCGTATGTTTCACCAAGCCAGTAACTGTTAATGGAAGACGATGGGTAAAACTCATTAACACCTGTAGTAAGTTGTGGGTTTGTACTCAGAACCTTACGGATGTAGTTTTGGGAGTTGTCATTAAGACTAACATTGAAACTACCGGTTGCAGCTTTAGAACCAATGACAAGTTTGAAGTTACCGTTGGCATCGGACTCAACCAAAGTACCAGCGGCATGTGTAGCGGTGGTGGGGTTGGTTGGAACTGCAGTCGCACCAACGCTACCGGATGTTGCGTAGGCGCCTTGCAATTTAACAGAACCGCTGTCGCAGTAAATGATTGCTGCCAACGATGCCGTTGGTGGTGTACGACCATCGCCTGTACCACCTTCATCGACCGGACTACCGTCTGTCTTGTAAGTGGCCTCGGTAAGAATGTTTACCATAGAAGACGAGGGGATGATGAAAAGACCGTATGCTCCACCTTCAAGAGTTTGAGACAAGCTTTGGTCGGTCTTCCAACCTGCTTTGGCAGCATCTGTGCCATTATTGTTTGTATCTTGGTGTCCTAATACTCGGACATAGGTTAATGGGGCAACATTAGAGCGTAAGAACGCCTTAGCTGCGTAGATACCATACATCGGGGATTGGTAGTTACCATCGCGGTATACATCACCGCTGCCGCCGCCGGCTACTGTGTCACCGAAGTTCTGCACGAATTCAGAGTAGGAGCTGACTTTGACTGGCTCCATGGCGATGCCTCGCTGGGCGCGTCCGACCACTACTGGGCCAATAGCATCTGCTGATTTTGGTACGAAGGAGTTATCAATTTCATTGATGAAGACTCCTGGTGAAACAAATTTAAAATTCTTAACTGACATTGTTGTACTTCCTTTTAGGTATAAATTTGTCTTAAAGACTTGTTTATCATTATTTAAATAGTATTTCTATCCTCAAAAGGATGAAGAGAAATGATAAAATGCGGTTGAGTTCCTGATTTAATCGTCAAAAAAGGAAGGGTTACCAGGAACTGCGGCTTGTTCCCTAGGATAAGTCACAACTACAAAGTTTTCATCCATCCTCACAAGTTGACGATCGTCATTTTCGCCTTCGCCGATTAAGTAGCCTAAAACACGTATTGTGATGTCGGTAGAATACATTCTGTTGTCTTCATTCAACTCAGCGGCATTGTTGTTGTGTGTGAAGTCCTGTTCTATAAAGGCTTCGTATATATGGCCGTTTCGTCTCATCAGGAAGGAGTTGATTTGGCCCGTTCTAGTCATAAACGGTTGCATCAGGGAGTTCATTTGCTGTTGGTACTCGGTTTTGATTGAGATCTTGTAATCCAAGTTTACATATACGGGTATTGGTATGGATAAAGTCTGAATAACAACCTGATGATTTATCCTTGGATAGTGTTTTTGAAGTACTTCCGTAGTGAAGGAACGTGTGCCGGTGGCAACAGCAAAATTTCTTGTCTTATCTTGCTTGACTCTCTTCGCTATAACAAGGCGACCGGTACGGCCGTCTTTCTTATCTGAGAATACTTGTGCTTGAAAGCCACCCTTTCGTGAGGGGTCTTTCACAATCCCAGTCCTTTCAACGCTGATAGTAGGTAAGATTATGGCGCCATCAGCGTCTCTTAACGACTGATCTTCTTTAACTTGGAATGATCTTTCTGGTGTTTGCCAGAATATAGGCACCCGAGTAAAGCCTGCATTTGTTTTGGCACTAAGATTCAAATCTTCTTTTAGCCAAGACATGATAGAGTAGTCAATTGACTCAATAGTAGAAGATAGCATACCCACTTCCTGAAGTGAAAAGTTATTCTGAGTGGGTGGTAACTGTGCGAAGTCAAAATCATCAGGTAGCATCGAATTGTCCTCTTCTTGCGCGCTTACATGTCGCATTAATCTCAAAAGTTTCGTCGACTTGGCCGAAAAGTTTGCGTGGCTTAGATAATTTAACTATCTCGTAATAAACTTTACCATACAAAATAAAATCACCTTGCCTTACAAACACATCTTGATCTTCTGTTAGCCTTCTCTTATGAAAATAGACGTTGATAATGGAGTCCGAGTCAGTTCCAACACCTGAAAGGTATGAAGTAGTCTCTTCCTCAACGTTAACAAGCGCATAAACACGGATGGGGGGTAAATAAGTCTTCTCTACGGCCTCTCCATACATGTCATGGAAGTCAGTTCTCTCCATATCAATAGGATAGTAAAGGATTTGTTGGCCTATTACCTTCTCAATAAGCTCATCATTGATTTGCTTAACTAAGTCTCTTTCTTTTTTACCTAAAAACAGCGGTGGTGGTGGTGTTTCCGGTCTTTCCCATTCGTCTGACATTTAAATCACCCCACAAAAATTGGTAACGGAGAGTTCTTGAATATATTCTGAGTAGCATCGGCTGTTTCCGAATCGTACTTGACAAGCTCTTTGTATTCGACTTCCTTCAACATCTCCATTAACTTATCTTTTAATTGTTGTTGTTCGTCTTTAGCTTGTGATAACAGTTCACTATGATTAAGTGTAACACTCTCGCCAGGAATCGGCAATGTTGTGAACTTACCGCGGATTTGACCCAACATCTCCTTGCAGAGTGCCAAGCCATACTTGCGGATCCACTGTTTGCCAATTGCGTTGATGTTTTCGTAGGGTATGTTATCGAATGGTAGAGTATTGATGTTGTTTACACCGTCTACACCGTCATCATATCCCTCATTAGAGGTGAAAACGTCCTGATCGTCAACATAAAACCTAAACCACATTCTGTCGATGGTATTGAATCCATATTCACCGGGATAAGGGTAAAGTCTCAACTTATTATCGATAATCTCATATGAATAATGTGAAGATCTGGTATACAGCGAATCTTCGTACATTATAGCTTGTAATTTGTTTTGCCATGTTGGAATAATCTCAAATGTAGAGTCATCGGCAAACTGTCCGTATGTCGAAGAGTTGCCAACCACATTAATGCCACCATAATATCCAAAGAATCTCCACATTGCGCGCGGAGTCTTGTAAAAAACCTTATTTACTATGATTCTCTTGTTACCAACCTTGCCGCTAAACGGTACTGCATTTCCAAATTCATCTTCGCCTGAAGCGCTGGCGGCTTCAATGATACTTTGAAGATCGTAATCTTGTTTTCCGTCAATAGCTTTAAACGACGCAGAGTATTGTGGTTGTGTACCCCCATAACCGCCCATAGAAGCCATTGTGTCGCCGATTCGCTTGGCTTGCTGGACCTGGACTCTAGGAAACTTAAGATTGGCGTTAGCGGTGCCTCCAGTCATGTCTCCATGATGGTCGAATGTACCTGTAACGTTACCAAGTGCGTTGGAAAGAACGTTTTTACCCTGATGTAGATTAACAATGTAAGAATATTCTAATACTGCTTCTTCATAGGCTGCATAAACGTTTGATGGAGTAAGTTCGATGTCTACAACATCGCCACCCAGTTTCTTATATGTATATGCTACTTGTTCCGAGGCACCACTGAGGAAGGCCGCGGATGCGGTATACATCCCAAAAGGCACTGCTGAAGCGACTTCTGTTGTTGAGCCGGTAGATGTCAGAATGATTGCGCTTGTTTGAGATTGTGGGGATAAATTTGTTGGCATTTGTAAAGTTCCTTAAATTAAATAGTAAACAGGCGATCAATGACCTCTTTAAAAATTCGGTATGACTAAACTAAATGAAAAAAACCCCCGATCCTTGAAGGAAAGGGGGTAATTTTATTACTATGTTAGGTTGTCAATCAAGTCAAGCGGTAGATAGTAACGGCTGCAGCGCCAGTTCTACGAAGTCTCAGCATCGAGGAACCAGAGGTATCTTCACCAGCAACATGGGGGTCGAAAGTCATGGCGCCAACAAGTGTGACACCAGTACCACCGGTAACCGTGAGGATGTGGTCTGTAGTGGTCGACAAGTTGATGATGCTGAAATCAACCGAATCACCGTTCGAGGTCAAGCTCAAAGCAGAAACCAAGTTTGCGGCTGTATCGGTCGCCTTCGAGCGGGCATCGCCGGGAGTCATCTTCAAGATTTGTGTCTTGATGAATGCACCAGTGATGATAGCAGTGCTGTCGGCAAGCGTTGTTTCGGTTGCTTGGTGACGAATGACAGGGTGAGCTTCTCTAAAAGCTACCACTCCTGCAGTCACAGTGAGGCCGCCGGCGGTAATCGTGTGACCGCCAGAAGTTACTGTAACCCCTTCGTCGGCGATCAAAGAGTTAACTGTGACATCCGAACCTTCCAAATCGATTGAACGATCCATCTCTTCCATTAATTTTTCGAGTCTTCCAAGACCCATTCTTCTATTACCCATAATATATTTCTCCTTTTATAAATTATGTTATTGCAATAACCCGTCTCATTCAATGATTGTACTCCAGCCACTTCGGAGTACTATCTTTCTAGGGCAGTGGCCTCGCCCAAGGAGAATAAAGTCAAGTTATAATAAATAGTATAATAACATGCAAAGACGAAAATGTCAAAATTTTAGGGGCAAAAAAATTTGAGAAATTGACATTTTTACATTTCACTCTCAAAAACAAAAACCCCCGCCAAATGACGGGGGTTTTGTATTTAGTCAGCTTGACTGATTTTTAAATCAACCGCCGCTCTCGCCGATAAGGCCACGAACAATAACAAGACCGTACATATCTGGACGGACCATTTTCTTGGCGTAACGAGTCATCACGCCCTTACGAGGTACGAAGTCCTCTGGTCCAAAGATAGTTGGAGTTGTTTGCAGTGGCACGTATGGTGCGTACACGTATCCGCTTTCAAGGAAAGAGGAGCCGCGACGGCCAACGAGAATCACGTTACGCAAGAAGTATGGGTCAACGTAAACGTCGAACTTCTTAGTAAGCGCGCCGACCTTCTGAGCGCCGATGGAACCACGCTCATCGTCAGCAGTGACGGAAGCACGGAAACCAGCAGTGAACTCAAGGACGTTAGCAACTTCAGGTCCACAGACGATGAAGTTAGCGCCGCCACGAAGGGTCTTGCGGTGAATGTTAGCAGACACATCATTGATGGTCTCAACAAGAGTCTCATACCACTCGGAAACGGTACCGGTGAAGTCAGGGGCAGCCGAAGTTGCACCAATTTCAGCACCAGTGTTGCGGTTCACGAAGAGACCTGGGGAGCGAGACCAGTACTTAGTACCAGCGGTAGCGCCCTTAACGAGATCTTCAAGGATCTCACGGTCGATCTCAAGAGCGATTTGCTCGGAGAGGATAGAAGTCAATTCGACTTCAGCATCCAAGTTGTGGTATGCGTTAAGGTCTTGACCTAACTCAGGAGTCCACTTAGCCTTAAGCTTCTTGGAAACAGCGGTAACAGCAATCGAGTCAACTTTAATGTCGATCTCGGGGATGTTGATGTTGTTTTCCAAGCCCCAGGGATCATCACCAATAACAGAACCAAGGGCTCCACCATTAATGAAGTCATCTTCTTGGGCGAAGGTAACTTTGTGACCTGCGGAAGCAGTAAGGATACCATGAAGTTGTGCTGCAGTAGCAGAACCATCATAAGAAGCAAGAACAAGCAAGCCTGTAGTCGTGCTAGAGCCACTGAAGCGGGTGAGACGACGAAGTTGGACACCGCGTTGACCTCCACCAGCGGAACTAGTAGTGTTAAGACCGGCGTTCGAGCCAGATGCATCTTGAAGAGTAACAGTGACGAAATCATCTTCGTTGAAGTTTGTCAAGCCAGACACTGTGAAAGAAGCGACGGCAACAGTTGCGCCGGCAGCACCTTCAAGTTCAGGGTCATGTTGACAAAGGTCAGGAAGAGCACCAGCAGAAGCACTGTATGTACTTGCTGTGATGAACGTCATAGCCAAAGCAGCGACGGATCCTGTTGGGGAAGCGTAACCGTTATTCAAGTTGCGAGGACCACGCTCAGCGTTGGCCTCAGAGATCAAGATACCACCAGTGATTTCGGACGCAACGCGACCACCACCGTAAACGGACTCTTCAGAGCCATCGGTACCGTAACCCAAGCGAGGGAGACCTGCACCGTTTGTAGAAACAGTGAAATCCATGAAGAAAATGAGGCCCGAGGGCAAACTCATAGGTTGCACGGCGACGAGATCGTTGGCAATGAGGCCAGCGAAGACGCGACGTACAATGGGGAAAGCTACAGCAGCGAAGCCTTCAACATCGCCGCCAGCCATCGTGGAACTTTCACGAAGAAGTTCCTTTGCTTGATTTTCAAGCAAGCGTGCCATGGTCTTGCGGCTGTTTTCGCCGGTAAGACCTTCAAGAAGACCGGTTTTCTCCCACTTAGAGAGAAGAGCACCACCTTCTGCACGCATATCTCTGTTGACCACACCTTCGGTCAATCTTTCGATAATACTAGACATAATAAAATCACCTCCTTTTTTTTATAATTTATTTGTGTTTATTTTATTCCAGCAAGCCTTCTCATACGATCCGAGAATGGATCTTGAGAGGCCACTTTGGTCTCTTTACGAGACGCGGTTAATACAGAATTACGACCACTGAGTGCTTCGCTCAATGACTTAGGGCTTCGCGTAGGCTTAGCTTCCATTGTGCTTTGAAGCGTTTCAAATATAGTCTTTGCTTCTGTGACTGAACCCGCGCCGGAAATAGCTTCGACAATTTTATCTTTCTGTCGCTCATTAAGGGAGGTATTTCTCAATACACGGTTCGTATATAACAGTCTTGCATTAGAAAGATTAACTTCATAGAGATTCTCTTTGAGTTCTTCCATAGCGGACTGATAATTCACCAATTCTTCTTTAAGGCTCTCATTGTTTGCGAGGGTCTTTTCAAGTGTTTCCTTGGACTCATTAACTTTTTCTTGCTCTTCTTCGACTGATTCTTCTTCAGTCTCGGTAGAGGCTTCATTTGCAAGCTCTCTTTCTTGCTCGTCTTTCAATTGTGACGTAGGGCGTCCGGCCCAGCCGGAGATCTCTGCTTTCATATCAGCAGTGAGTTTTTCCATTACCGAATCAAAAAGACCATCCATGTCGATTTCTTCATCAACAATTTCAGCGTCTTCTTCATAGAGTTCTTCTTCAGACTCTTCCATATTGTAACGGGGGCTATTTGCATCACACTTCTTGTGTGCTTCATCTTTAGACATGCCATCTTTCATGTGTGCTTTTTTGCAAGCATAGTAAGCGTCATCGTCATCTTGGAAGCGATCTTTATATTCATTAACTTCTTCTTCGTTAACGGAATCATCTTCGATCTCTAAATTAATGTCTTCATCGATATCACTGGAAAGTGCTTCGATTGCTTCTTGAAGTGCGCCCAAGTCAATGGTAACTTCAACATTTTCGCCTTCAGGAGAAAGAGAGTTTAAGTTATCTCCTTCATTGTTGGCTAAATCATCTGTAGAAGCAAGTGGAACCGTATCGGCTTCGTTTTCGACAATGTCTTCGCTCTCAGTTTCTGGATCGGCGTCGATACCCAATTCTGGCCCTGCTTCAAGAGGATCGGATTCTAGTCCGGGCTCATCTTGTTCCAGTAAACTTTCTAAAGTTCTCTTCACCTCTTCGGCGTATTTCTCGATAACAACAGATTCGGCGTTTTTGAGCGCAGAATCGCGAAGGGCTTTGGCATCTACAATAGACTCGTTAAGCAAGTTGGACATGAATTCTCTCCTAAATTGACAATAATTCAAAATAAATAGTATTATTTAAGCAGGAAAGCAATTTTTTATGAGACTTATACGGACCTATCGTCATATTCCCAAACACAAGTGATATTAACATCGGCTGGGTTTTGGTTAAATTTCATCTGCACTCCAACGATTTGGCCGGCGGTGAAGTGTTGAGAGCCTGAGAAATTAAACGTGCCAGTTGTGTTTGCCGCGGTAATTGAAATTGTTTGAGCTTCGACTTCGGCGCTGGCGCCGGCTGCATTGAAGTCTTCGGTTCCATCAGATGCAACTGCTACCTTTGCAGTGCAGTTTCCGTTCGGGTTGTTTTTAGAGCGGGCATAAACTCTTCTAAGATTTCCGTTGAACGGAGCAATGAACTGATGGCGGTAATCGCCCGTGGTAGATTCAGTGGTACTACCAAATTGTGGAATGAAGTGCGCGGTATTAGCGCCAAAGATATAGGCATGAACTGTTTTTTCTGTTCTGCCCTCAGATCTAAAGGGTCCAGTGACAGCCGAACCCGACACTTTAAGAAAGCCAGATGTTTCAACACCGGTTGTTAATTGTGCTGTAGTACCTGAGATGCTCGTCGGAGATGGGAGACTAGTAAGACCTGCGGCGCTGCCATGGAAGACCGCTGCATGGACGTTACCGCTAACCGCTAAGTTAGCAGACGATGAGATAGAACCAACAGAATTTATAGTGCTAGAACCCGAATACAGACCCACATTGGCAATCACATTGGCGCTAAGGCCTTCCATAACCGTACTGCCAGAGACATTCAAATTGTTGCCTAAGACAGTTGTACCTACAATCTGCAAGGTAGAGGAACTGGAAAGAGCACTCTTAAGTGTTGTTGAACCAGATACGGCTAACGTTCCTCCAATCATTGTGTTTCCAACTATTTCTAAGTCGCTGGAACCAGAAATCTTTCCATTTGAGTCCACCGTAGCGACGTTAGCATCAGCATTGGTTCTGAATTCAACTTGTGAGGATCCGGCGGCGTCACCCATTCTGAGACGGATGTCTTTGGCAGCTTGGTTGACACGTATGTTTAAGTGTCCTACTTCACTCTCCAACACACCGTTAGTTCCATTCCAATATATCTCCAAGGCCTTTGGGCCAAAGGAGGCAGATGCATTGTTGTTCGAGATATTTATTCCGCTGGAAGCTGTGATAGGTGCGACAAATTTGCTTGAACCAGATACTTTAAGGAATCCAGAAGTTTCAACACCAGTTGTTAATTGTGCCGTTGTGCCAGACAAAGATGTTGGGGCGCCAGCACTCACATTCGTGAGACCTGAGCCATCTCCGTAAAAATTAGCAGCATGTACCGCACCAGTTACTGCGACATCAACAGAGGCAGATAAAGAAATAGATGTTCTGATTATGTTAGAAGATGATACGATTCCAAGCATGTTGATGCCACCATCACCAATAAGTGTTACCGTGTCTCCAATAATCTCGATTGGAGAGCCACCGGATATGGCACTTGCTGTTAGAGAAGTTAGTGTAGCACTAGACGCAGAGATGACTGAGGAACCGCTGAATTCAACGCTTCCGCTAAATGATATAGATGAAGCCGAAATACTCAATGGAGAACCGCCAATGATTTGACTGGCGGTTAAAGTAGTAAATTGTGCTGTGGTACCGGACACAGCGTTAAGAGTGCTTGAACCAGACACTTTTAAGTATCCAGATGTCTCTAATCCTGTGGTACTGTAGACTCTGGCGGAACCAGATGTAGCACCCGCGGATATACCAGTTAAGTTTGAACCATCTCCCCAATACTCAGTGGCATGAACGTTACCTGAAACTGCCAAGTTGGCCGATGAAGAGATGGATCCTACGTTTGCAAGGACGCCCGAACCGGAATATGCTCCGACGTTTGTTATACCATTTGCCGTAATGTCTTCCATTACCGAGGAACCTGATACCTTTAAGAATCCGGAAGTCTCTAAACCAGTCACACTGTAAACTCTCGCGGCGCCAGATACGGCTCCTGCTGAAATACCAGTCAAATACGAACCGTCTCCATAGAACTCAGTAGCATGTATGTTTCCGGAAACTGCAACGTCACCGGAACTGGATATTGACCCAACCAATTGTGAAATACTGGATGCAGACAACGAAGTTGTAAACATACCAGCGGCTGTCATAGAACCAGTGCTTGTTACTGTTCCGCCAAATGTGGCGTTACCAACGTTATGCATAATATTAGAACCAGAAAGTCCATCAGTGACAAGTATCAAGCCATTAACTTTGATGTTTCCATCATTCATTTGTATTAAATTGGCGCGCTCAGGAGTTCCTAAGAACTGACCTTGTGCCACAAATACAGAACCTGTCGCTACAATATCGGCCGACGAAGTGATTGAACCAACCGCTATGATACCGCCAGAACTGGATACTGGGCCTCGGAGAGCAATACCTCCATCTCCAACAATTGTTACTGTGTCTCCAAAAATTTCAATTGGAGAGCCTCCAGATATTGCACTGGCTGTAAGTGATGTAAGTGTGGCGCTCGATGCTGAAAGCACGGAGGAACCACTAAATTCGACACTACCACTAAAGGTTATAGAGGATGCCGAAATACTTAATGGAGAGCCACCAACAATTTGACTAGCGGTGAGCGTGGTGAATTGGGCTGTAGTTCCTGATACAGCGTTTAAAGTGCTGGAGCCTGAAACTTTGAGGTAACCAGAGGTTTCAACACCGGTTGTTAATTGTGCGGTGGTGCCTGAGAGATTTGACGGAGATGGAAGGCTAGTTAAGCCGGCTGCACTACCGTGAAAAGTTGTAGCGTGGATGGCGCCAGAGACTGCTATATCAGCAGATGACGAGATAGAACCCACCATCGATATGACACCTGAGCCTGACAGGCTACCGGAAATTAGAACACTACCGCTGGTGGCGGTCAATCTATTTATACCACCTGCTTTTAGTGATACTTGATCGTTTTCGAAATCAATCTGAACGTCATTGGGATCTCCTTCAAATTGAATATCGCCGCTATGTTGGGGGCCTTTGTTAGAATTATAAGCCATTTAGTGTTAGTCTCCGTTTGTATTAAATATTCTTTAGGAACCTTTAGTTCCAATAATCCACCAATTTTCTCCATCGCACTGTAAAGTTCGCGATGAGTAATTCATTTTTATTAACTCATTGTTGCCAATGTCAATCTTACCTTCTTTACAGCTTAATGTAATTTCATTATCATTTAGCTTGTATTGGTTAGAGTTAGCTTTTTTGAAAATCAATACCCTGCCTTGGTTGTTGACAGGTGGTGGGAGATTGACATTCATTTTATTGTTTGACGCATCACAAATAATTGTGTAATCATCATTTTGTACTTCGTAGTTTTCTTCTTTAACGGTTTTGATTTTTTTATAAACAGAGCCTTCACAGACTAATTTATTTTTAATCTGGGTGCTGGCGGCTGATATTCTACCTTCAACGTTTAAAGAATTATTACTTGGATCGAAGCTAAGGGCAGCAGTTGATTCAAAACCACTTCTACCTTTTAATTGGATTTCGTTCTTATTACCAGATGCATGTGGTATCTTCATATTGATATAGCTATCAAATAAATTTCTGATTGTTGTGCTTCTGGTCTTGCCTAAAGAAGCATCACTAACAAGCAACAAATCATCGTCGCTAAGGTTTTGGCCTGCAAGATTGATTTTTTCAACCTTAGCAATGTCAGTAGTCAGTTTGTTATCTTCAAAGTACAATCCAGAATTATTGGCTACTGTTACGCTCAAAGAATCTTCTTCCATGGATAGACCTTGGGATAATTTAACCTGCAGCTTTCCTCTTACGTTTTGCAATCCGGCGCCGTAATCAACAAAATTAGCATTGATTTTGCTTACAAATTTATCTGTAGGGAGGGTATGCAAATAAATTCCTGAACCTGCAATTGTACTGGCATTGATGTTTTTTACATCTAACGTCTGAGAATCACTGTTATACGTTAAGTTGTGATGTGTGCGAGCACCGTGTTGTTTATCAGCAATAATAATACCATCATTGATGTTGCCTTTAATTTTCTTAATTGCTACATCTTTCATGGTAGCACATGGAGATTCTGCGTCTGTATCATAAAAGACACTGGCACTAATAGTATTTTTAAAAACTTTGATGCCGCCGATCTCTTGATCTCCGTGTTGGTCCACGGAACCTTCTACTACACCCTTAAGTACATTATATGCCATATTATATCCTCTCAACAATAAATAGAATTATATTACTAAATAGCCTCATAAAAAAGGATGCCCCCACAAGGAGGGCACCCAAGACAATAGCCTAAGTCTAAAACTATGTTTAGATTAGAAGATTCTCCATGCAGCATCCGAGATAGCCATCAAGGAGACAGCACCGGAATCGGATTCGATTTCGATAGAAGCCACACCGTCAATGCTATCACCAGAGCCAGCAGCGATGATGAGCTTGTTGGAACCAACAAGCGGAGCTTTAACGTGTACGACATCGCCAGCAGCAGGAGCGGCTGGAAGAGTCCAGGTACGGTTAGCTGTGAGGTCTGCGGAGCCGTAGTTGAAGCCTTCGGCAAGAGTAGCGTCTGCATCACCGACTGCGGTGACGACAGCGCCGTCGAGCGAAAGAACACCACTAGCAAGTGTGAGACCAGCGCCTGCAACTGTAGACTTAAGACGAAGACCACCAGCAACAACTTCCATGGAAGCATCACCGTCGCCAGAGTTGAGTCTAAGGTCTGCAGAGAAAGCACCACCTGCGAAGGACATATCCATCGAGTTAGTGTCAGATACGGACAATTGACCGCGAACACCAGCAGCAGCATCACCGTGAGCGATGGTGTCGAGTACAGAACCCGAGAATTCGCTTTCGTCGATGCTAAACACACCAGAAGAGTAATCGATCATTGCTTCAGGGGCAACACTCAAGTGAGCGCGAACTTCAGCGGCCGAAGGACCGGTGTAAGTAATAACACCCGAAGAGGCGTTGTAGGCCAAGGAGCCGTCACCACCAGCATCAGTCACAGAAATGTGGCTGCGAATACCGGCAGCAGCATCAGCGTGAGCGATAACATCAAGTGCGGAACCAGAGAATTCAGTGTGCTTGATCTTGTAAACACCAGCAGAAACTTCAAGCATTTCGCCAGCGGTCATGTGAGCGCGGACTTCAGATGCCGAAGGACCGGTGTAGGTGAAAACACCTGTCGAAGAGTTGTAAGCAAAAGAGCCGTCACCACCAGCGTCTACAGCAGATACTGCAGCACGAGCACGAGCGTCGGTGAAGTAAAGGTTTGTACCTTCAGCCAAGTCAGCAGTGTTTTTGGTTGCAAGAGCGTCAGCCCAAGAAGCAGAGTACTCGGAAGCCTTGATCTTGTAGACACCAGCAGAAACTTCGAGCATTTCGCCAGCGGTCATGTGAGCGCGGACTTCAGAAGCAGAAGGGCCTGTGTAAGTAAGGACACCAGTTGAAGCGTTGTAAGCCATGGAGCCGTCACCGCCAGCATCAGTTACAGAAACCATGCCGCGAACGGAACTTGTCAAAAGATTCTCGTTCATAGTCCAAGCACCAGTGCTAGAGTTGTAGTGCATGAAGCGATCTGCTTCCATAGAGATAGCAGCGCGAGCGCGAGTGTTGGTGAAGTAAAGGTTCGCAGAACCTTCGCTAACATCATCAGTGTCAGCGAGTTCGAGAGATGTTGCAGGGTTTTGCAACTGGCCGTCGAGAGTCGAGGCCGAGAGGTTACGAGCAGCGTCGATTACGACGGTGCTGCCGACTTTAAGTTTGCCGGCGGAAATGATGTCAATATCACCTTCTTGCTTGAGAGCACCAGAAAGGATAGCATCACCTAATTGAAATTTGTAAGCCATTATATATTTCTCCTAAATTATGAATTATATAAAAAATGCTAGACCAGTATGGACCCGAAGGCACAGACAAGCCCAGCATTCAAGTTTAACTAGTCTATACTTGGGGTAAACAAAACTAGCTAATAAAATATTTATTGGAGCCGTTGCAATAAATCGATATTGCTGCGTATGGGGACTCTAAAACTATTGAATTTTTACCATCGATAGTTTCTGATCCAGAGGCAAAAATAATCACGCTATTGTTGTTTGCGTTGCCGCCTTCATCTTTTACTACGATCGTTTGACCGGTCATTAACTGGGACGCACCAAGTAATCTGATATCTATTTGTGACTCAGTTGAGTCAACACCAATGTAGTAGTCGTCTAATGAGGCAGTAATAGTAGAAGTAGTTGTCCTGTGGTTTAAGGACAGACCACCATTGATGGAAAGGGTATTGTTTTGAAAAAGTAAATTACCGGATCCGGTAAGATCATTATCAGCAGAATCATGAAATTGAACTGAATATACAGGTCCTTCCGCAACAACATTATCTGCTTTCACATTAATGAGATTGCTGCCATCACCATAGAAAGCAGAAGCAGAGATATTCAAACTTGCCGATAAGGCGCCTGTAACAAACGTAGACTTGTTTAGTACGATTCCACCCGGTATAGAGCCGATACTGCAATCAGGACCAAGGTGTACTGAGCCAGTACCAACGAACAATGAACCCCATCTTTGTGTTGCAGAGCCTAAATTGAATACAGCACTGCCAGATGGAAATATCGAACCTGTAATTGTTAAGCCAGCGCTGCTAGAGATGTTTACTGGTCCAAGGAACGAGGCTCCGGCAGATGCTGTTATGTCTCCTGTTACATTTAAGGTATTACCATCAAACGTCAAGTTGCTTTCACAAACTAAGTTATTAGCATCTCCATTGACATTTGTAAGGATTGCATTGTTAGTAGCATTAGACACACGAGGTATATTAATCACATCGCCAGCATCAGACGTGCTTAAGTTGCCTGATAGAATATTGGCATACGCTATATCTATCCGAGGTCTAAGTTCTGCGGGCAAGAACACAGTGCCCGACATGTTGTTATAAGCCATCTACATGCCTCCTCTATTAACTAGAAGACAAACCAGTTGCTTCCATTCGAATATAAACTAATTGCTGGCATTGTACCAGTCAAGGTATAAAACGCATCGCCATCGAATGTATATGTATCGGTAACTGATCTAGTAAGAACGATACTTGAACCTCCTCTAAGAGAGGCTTCATCTTTAACCACCAGCACGGCGCCGGCACTATATGTGCTAGGATTCGGTATAGTTATTCTAACAGGCGCTGTACCGCCCGTAAAGGGGGTTGCAACGCCGAGAAGGTAGTCAGAGGTTGACGCGGTATAGTGACTGCTCGTAACGTTGGTGTAGCCCCCTCCAAAGCCCTTAACGAAGGTTTGCTTTGAATAGGAGCTAGCGCTCAATATTGCGGTTGTTCCCGACCAAATTGCCAAACTACCTGTTCTGAAATGCCTGTCGTCAATGGTGTTACCAAAGAATGTCGAACCGGTTGCATCAATAATAGAGATGTTCTCGTAATTGAAAACACTGGCACTCAGAGTACCAGTGACAATCATATTACCAGATAACACCAATGTGGAGGGCTCAGTGTGCTCTCCATAAGAGGCTGTGTAATATACTAATTTAGATGACCCTGTGGTATGACCCCCCGATCCAGTCATAAACTGGAGGGAGCCAGTTGGTCCTGAAGCAGCACCATCACCGACAGTATCAGTGCAATCAACATAAGCCCAGCCAAAACTCGACATTAGTTTAGCCTACCCCTGCAGAACCCGACCAGTTTGTGCCTTGAGCCGTAGCTGTGAGACCAGTTCGGATGTTAGTGAGGCCAGCAACAATGTCTACGTTTGACGAGCCTGATACCCAGATAGATGATACTTTTAATTGTAAAACTCCACTGTTTGCAACGTTGGATGTATCACCGTGTGCGGTAGTAACCGATCCACTTAAAGATGGAATGGTAAAATAGTTACTAGAACCAGTCATCCCACTAAGCGAAAACGCTACTTTGCAATCACGTCCAATATCATTGTTAATAATTTTAACCCAACTCGTAACATGTGGAAACACAACTTCATAACCGCCGGGGCGGCTGCCAACGAATCCATCGATATTACCACTGGCAAATGGTTTCCCACTTACTTGGTAGGCGCCTACATGATTTAGGCCGGGTTCGGTATTCCAACTTCCCATTATAAAACTCCTTAAATATTTAAATCACACTATAAATAGTCATTAATTTTTTCTAGCGCGTCTTTGTTGTGCTTTAAGTTTTTTAGCTTGTTCGCGAAGGCGAGTGCGCTCGGCTCTTTCCTTTTTTATACGTTTCTTGACTGAGGGCTTATTATAGTGTTTTCTGTCCCTGCATTCTTCTACGATTCTTTCTTTCTTGACTTTTTTAAGAAACTTTCTTATTAGTCTCTCATTACTCTCTTTAGGGTGGTTACGCTTAGTAATCACTTGTGCTTGTTTTTTCATTATCTATTTAATCCTGTTCCAAATTTGAGTTGATGGGCCCATGAGTGAGCTGATGTCGACACCAGGGTCACTTGGACTACCCAGGTCTATAGCTCCCGCAGGTTGCGTAGTAGCTTCATAGGATGACATGGCGTCGGTGCCTTCGAAAAGATCAACTCCATTATATGCATCCTTATTTATTGCACTCATCAATGCGGCGCGCTGCTCCTTTAGAGCATTGTTGTTTGTTTTTGGCTGAGGTGTTGGGCGCGTTACTGGGGCTTGCTCCACAATACTTTGGGTACCAAGACCTTTCACAACCTCTGACACAACATTAGATAACAACCCTTCCTCTATAAGAACTTCTTGTATACATTCTTTTACGAGAGGTTTGATTATTTCTTTTAATTCTGTTTTTTTCATTTTCTATCCGTTTAAAATGTCGTTGATTAAATCATCGACGTTACTTTCTTTTAATTCTTTTGTTTCTCTCATCGACATACTCATCGACTGATTGCCTGTTTCAGGTCGCATGTAAGCACCGGGTGTCGAGGGCGTCGAAACCATATCGAAACACACAAGTTCAAAATCTTCGGCAACAACCTGTTCTCCGTTTTTTTCAATCAGTGAGCCAGTACCTCTCGAAGAGATTCCAACACAACATTCACCATCGACCAATGCGCGCAGTGTTTTGCCGGCCGGGGTGTTTAATACTTGAATTTTACCCATGACTTTGTTGCCATCCATCCAGATCGATGTAACCTTGTGGGAAACGTTTACAAGAGATATCTCAATTTCTTGAGGGTGGTCTAACTCACCAAGAGCCTGTTGGGCTTCAACCAACTGTTGATATTTTTTAACCTCTCTCTTCATTACGGATTCGGTATACATACGGCCGTTACCATTCTTAACACCACACATCTGCATGACGCCTGTGAGGATCATAACGTTATCTTCCCGAATCATGCGCTTTTCTTCTTCGGTTAATAAATCTTGGCAAACTCCGCCTTCGCAAAGCTGATAATATTCTCTAAGTAATTGTTTACCCATAGCTAACTTCCTTTACAGCAGTGTCTAACTGGCTGCAACATCCACTTGCTTGTCCAGGTGGCAGGTATCTGGGTTTGTCTGTTTGTATTCATGTTTAAATCCTTCGTCTCCAAAAATCATGTTGAGAACATAAGAAGTTCCCGACGATAACCAGCCCATAAGAAAGAAGTTGGTTACCGTTACATCAAAGTTAAATAGTTCTGTGAATGGAGAAAGTAGCAATAAAAACCAGCCAACATGAAAGCCCATACACATGGGGCAGCGAAATAATTCTCCAGCTCTTCCTTTTGTGGGTCTGATTTTTTTAAAGACTTTCCCATATACAATTATTTGTGTGAGTCCGTAAGCGCAAAGTATAAATGTTAAAAGTTCCATTATTTCCTCACAACTATGTCTGTGTCTATGCCGGGTGTCCCTTCTTTTGCGTACGGAGAGTTTGAGTCTGTGTTAAGCCAATCGACCAAGTGTGCCGTAAAATCCGGCATTGGATCTGGGGTAGTGTTCGCTCTGGCTGTTTTAATGTAGGCTTCAATCTCATCTTGAATGCCACTGTTGGACCAATAACTTTTTTCAATGTCATTGTCAATAGTTGCGAGAAGTGCTGTGTCAATACACAGGAGCCGTAAAAGATTTGCTGTTTTGGTAGTCACCTTTTCTTGCTGTACGTCATTGATTAAATTTGCAAAGACGCCAACGACTGTGGCGCCAAGAGTGGCGCCGCCAGACGCCATTGCGGCCGGTATACCACCAAGTAAACCAGCAACAGACAAAATTTGATTTAACTTTTCAACGTTCTCGCCTTGACTTTTAAGTTTCTCGATTCTTTGTTTTTGAACGTCTGGATCCAATGAAGCAAGTTCTAAGCCGCTCACAAACGTATCAATATCAACTGGCTGTTCCGGACATGCATCAAACTGTTCGTTAACAAACGTGTCCCAGTTTTCAAGTATTAGTTTCATTTCACCCATAATATTCTCCTAGACCGTGTATAAGTAATTGTACGAGTAAGGATCTCTAATGTATCCGGGTCGTATGCTGCCCTTCTCAGCGGCCTGTGGCACTTCTCCGAGTTCAGTTGAGTATTCGTTATCAGGCTCTATCAGGTGCTCCTCTTCGGCAGAAACAATAGCTTCCACTTGTTCGAAGTAAGGTCTCTCCTCATCAATAAAGTTTGAGATATTGATTAAAGCCAACTTAGCAGAGGAACTATCGGGGTCTGCAGACTCTTCCAGTGTCGCCTCAAAGGAGCCAAAAAATGATCCTGCTTGAATGCTTTCTGGAACAACAAGGCCTTTTCTACGGAGATGGGAGAACAGTCGGTTTTGAGCGCCATAAACTAAATCAGTCATCGTTTCTTTTGGGAAAGTGACAACTTTTTTCTTGTCTGGAGACAAGACAATATCGATATCTCCATGATCGAAAATCATGAGATCACCGTTCATAGAACGACGCAAATCGAGTTCAAGCTTTACTTTCTTCTTGTTGGCGCCGGCGCCTACTTTAATTATTACTGCCATTGTTGAGTTCCTTTACAAGCTGTTGGGTCTTCAAGACTGTAAGCAAGATAGTTTCATTAATCTCGGTAGATTTAAAAGTATCAAGTTTTTCTGAAATGAGAGTGGTTTTATCTTGCAGATCTTCATCCGAGATAGAACTTACGTGCTCTCTCAATCTAACTATTTCTTCATTTAAAAACATCTTAAGCTCGACTGCGTTGTCAACAAAAGAAGTAATGTAATAATTTAATAACTCTTTTTGCTCGTCAAGGAGGGTGTCAGAGTATTTTTCATTAAATTTATTGATGAAAGTGGTGAGAGTAAGTCCGTCAATCTCGCCTATTTCTTGCGCTTCGAGTGACAAAGACATGTTTTCGACAATTTGATTTTCCAACATGACCTTTGTTCTTGGGGTTGTACGAGTATTGAAGATTTGGTCTATTGTAGCCAAAGTTTTGTAGTTTGGCACAAAGTTATTAAACACCGTAGGATCTAACTCTTTATTGATATCATTAATAAGTTCAGTCTGTTGTTTAAATAAACCTTGAGGATCAATCATTCTGCTGGCGATATTCGCTTCTCTCAGGATTTTTTCACAAATTTCTTTTGGCAGTTCTTGATTTTCGTAAAGAGATTTGTAGCAGTCCAAGTGTTGGCGCAGCGCGCTATCGGGCTTAAAGTGTTTTTTTACAATCTTAACAGCCTTGTTTTTACGTTCTTCATCGTTTTTAATAATAGCAGCAGTAATTTCTTTTACAAGGGTTTCGAAAACGAACGCTGTATTTCTTTTTTTATTGTGTTTCATCTTTTTGCTCCGTCAATAGTTTTTCTTTTTTGTCTAAAACATCAATTAATGATTTAATTGAGTTATTCATCTCAAGTATTTTTTGCTCTTCGTTGAGTTCCCTATCAGAATATATAGATGTTTGTTCCTGATAAGTACCTCTACCGAGTGCTGATAGTTGTGAACCACCTAAATTATTAGTTCTTGGTGTGTTGGTTTCTGGCATACCCGTCATCTTCATCGACTGGGTGCGTTTACCTCGGCCGCGCATATCATTAATACCATCCTTTCTTAAGTAATCACCTTTTTCGTACTTACTCAATCTTTTAGAAGGTCTAGATCCGGGGGGCACTGCTAAGAGTGACGACTCATCTCCGCCGGTGGTATCTGCTGGTGGGGTCTCTGGGCCGCCTCCAGCAGCATCTGCCGGCATTTCTGTTGGGCCTGCATCAAGACCCAAGTCGTCTCCGCCTAGGTCTCCACCGAGGCCACCGCCAAGATTATCTCCACCAAGTCCGCCGCCAAGTCCGCCGGCACCAGCCGCCGATTCGGCAACTTGTTGTAATGCTGCATCATGTTTGCGATCGTAATACATCTCTCGTTGGTTTCTAATGAACTCCTCGTGAGACATACCAAAAATATTGTCGGCAACCCAGCGACGAGAAAAGAACCCCTCGGTGGCACCTGCAGCAATATCAAATTTAGATTTCCAATGTTCCAACTCTTGAAGTTCAGCGATTTTGGATGGGTTGTTGAGAGACAATTTAAATCCTAACAAGTCATCGCCGCGGAATCCCAATGTGTAGAGATGAATAATTCCAATTTTTTCCAACTCAGAGATGACAACGCGTTGGAGTCTTTGGATAGTTCTAGCAAAGCGAATGTCTTTTTGAGCGAGAGTGGTCTTATCCTCGGTAGCACCTTCTCCCATAGTAAGATAAGATTGTGGGATCTTGAGAGCGGAAAACAATTTATCTCTTAGATATTTAACATCGTCAATTGCTGTTGTGTTCTGTCCGCCGGCAAGATTTTGGATATCTGTAACGGAACCTGCACGTACGGGAATGAAGTAATCTTCCTCAATACTCATTGGGTTATATCTTAAATCAACACGGCCTGTGTCAGGGTCAACAACTGAGTTTCTTTTAAGTTGTGTTACGGTCTTCTCCATGAACTGCTCCACTTCTTGTGGGGGAATTGCACCAACGTCAATCTTAAAGACACGACGTTCAGAAGAGCGGATAACTCGGTAAGCCATCATAGCATCTTCCATTAGTGTAAGCTGGCGCCAAATACGACGTGCGGGTTCTAAGATAGAAGTACCGTAAGGAGCGTATTTATCGTTTCCGAGAACACGAAAGTGAGCTACCTGCCAATTTTCAAAAGTCATTCCACCAGAATTCCACTGGTATTGGACGTAATTTGGATTGGTTGAGTCTAATCCTTCCAGCCTTTCAACCTCTTGAGGAGGCAAAGAGATAGCAGATTGAACCCCATACTTGTCATCAATGTCAAGATAGAGAACAAAGTCTCCGTACTTACACATAGTACGAGACCAGCCAAACAAGTTGTACTCAACATTAAGAATGTTTTCGTACAAGATTGCCAACACTGCTCTGATTTCCTCATTCGGACATTTGATATTCAACATCGGTCGGAGATCTGAATAAGTTGTCATCTCATCTGCATAGATGTCAAGTGTTGATGCAATCTCTGGAGTGTACTCCATCTGATCGAAGTCAACATATCGCTCCGAACGTCGTTGGTTCGCAATTGCATTAGCGCCGATCTGGTCCAGAGGGCTGTAATGTGCTTTTTTGAACTGCTGTCCTGAAGCTGTCTTGAATCTAGAAGAGAACTTATCCAGGTGTTGTCGACGGATTCTTCGTCCCGATTGGGAACGGTAATTAATAATTGGACCAGAAAACAATCTTGTCAAAGATTTGAATAATTGAGAATTATTGTTTTTTGGGTTGCTGCCTTTTTCGTTTGCCATTTAGTTTCTCACTTTATAATCCACTTATATTGGTCATAAGTGTTTTTAGCTTCTTTCATTTTATCAAAAGTATCGCTTTTTTTGTATCCTATTTGACCTTTTATTTGTGTATTCATGGTAGTTTTAGAAGTTATGATGGCATCTACGAAGGCACGTTGGTAGTTTAGTTCCCTTGCGCTGCTCTGTATAGCCGTGTCTCTAACCCAACAAGCGATTGCAAGAGCCATGATTAAGTCATCATGATATCCTTTCATTGCTTGTGGCCTGCCATTCCTCCAAATAAAGGTTTTCATCTCGTTGATTGTGCGAGAAGAATATATCGTAATTAGTTTATTTCTGATAAACTCTTCTAATTTCGCGACTATAAGAGGTCGCGTCTTTGACGAAGTGGTAAATCCAGGTACGGCAGAGTTTCTAATCTCTGCTTGATATTGTTCTATGTATTCGTGCGTTGACTTTATGGAATGATATAGATTAGGATATGCTGCCTCAATTAGTTTGTCTAATACAGAGTACCCAACATTGTTATTTTCCACAACAAGCATAGCATTCCCGTATTCTCTGCCGACTTGGTTTAACATATTAGCATACATATCAAGTGTTGGCTTACCCTGATACTCTCCTACAATCTGCAAGGTTTCTAGCTTAATCATATGAAATGTGGAATAATCAGCACCATCTCCCCTGGCTACATCGGCCACCATGAGATAATTGCACGTAGGATCAAACTCTTCCCAGATCCAAAAATTTCTATCAAAACCAGTTCTGTGTTTTGGTTCACATATATTAGACATCAACCACTCCATACACTGTGAATCTATCACAGTCTCTCCGGAAGTATTGAAATTGCATTCCAGCTCCTGAGCGATTTGTCTCTTTGACATGTTTCTGGTTTCTTTCTTATACCACTCTGAATCACGATCTGGGTGTACGTCCCAGGGCAGCGTCGTCAGGTGAAAGTTGTTTGCCTCGGCCTCAGCGTCGACGCATGCTTTATGAAACCAGTTACCCACACCGTTTGGGGTGGATAGTGCAATGCAACGACCACCAGTTGACAGCGTAGGATACAGACCAGTCCACAGTTCCTCTAGACCTTCAATGTGGGCGGCCTCGTCAAGCACAAGCAGCGACAGGGCTTCTGAACGACCAGCATCACCAGATGTTGAAGTAGCTTTGATAGAGGAGCCGTTTGATAACTCAAAGGACGTGCGGTTATCTACCGAGATAGTCGCTATGCGGATCCACTCTGGTAAATTCTTCATGATGCTTTTGACTTTTTTGACTAAGTTACCAGCAGTAGCAAACTTGGTTGCCATAACAAGAATTGACTTATCCTTGTGAAATAACATCAACCAAGAGATATAGCCGGCTGTAATCGTTGAGATTCCCAACTGTCTTGCTTTGAGAATTACATTAAATCGATAATCGTTAAAATCGTTTAACAAAACATCTTGGAAGTCGTATGTGTCAAAAAGGATTAGCCCGTGCATCGGGTGAGATATACGGGCATAGTTTTTAAGAAAGTAAGTCGGGTCTTTACCGCACTTTAATATTTCTTGGAACTTTTGTTTTTTGGTAAGTTCAAAACTCATACACTCTCTGATATAGCTTTTCTAATCATTTCTCTAAGCTCTTGCAATTTGAATCCCGCAGTGGGTCTTCCTTCAGCGCCAGGAGTATAAAGAGTCTCAGGGGCGGGCTCTTCTTCTTCAGGCTGGATTTCACCGAACACAGCGTTAAAAATCTCTGCTACTTCGGCAGGAGAAGAGCCTTGTACTATCTTAAGTATTGCGTCTTTTATGTTGTCTGACATGACGACTTCTTCATCAGAGCCAGTAACTGGATCAGCCATAGTTTCATCCGGAGCAAAGGGTCGCTCCATTGCCGCGGTGTTTCCATCGTTGGTTTTAAATCTTTTGGGATCTCTCGCTTCTGGAGAACGGTATTTGTCTCCTTGGATTTGTTGCAAGAGCTTTTCAATTTCTTCTTGATCTGCTTCAAGTAAGTTTTCTTCTTTGATATATTCTTCTACAATAATCTTGTGTAATTGTGCTTGAGTGATTTTCATTATTTTTAATTCTCCAAATATGTTGCTAAGCGATTTATCTGTTCTATTTTAGAGCGAAGCTCTTCTATGTTGGTGCCAGCTTGCATGTCGCCAAGGGCGCCAAGACCCTCAGCATCTATTAAATCAGTTAAATTATCAAGGGCGAGAAAAGCCTCATGAAGCTTGTCGTTGGCTTCTTCTACCATCGGGTGACCTTGACTAATGTCGTAGGCGGAGCGCTCGTCCTCTGTCACCGCAGGAGCTTCAGGTTCTTTTATATCCGGGGCGACTATACCTTGTAGTCTTTTAAGTAATACTTGCAACTGAGATTTATACTTTGGTAAGTCAACGCCGGGCTTAGCTGCAATGTCAGATAAAAATTGTTCTATCTGAGTGACAAAGCCTTTTTCGGTTGCCGTATATTCTTCACCGGCAGTTGCAACTCTACCCAGTGCATCTTTTTTATATGCAGCAGTTGACGTAGCTTTAGTTTTGAGCCTAGTGGGATCTTGTGGCTGTTCTTCCAAGACTTGTTTTAATTCTTCTTGGATAATCATATCTAATTCAGATACAGAGATTTTCATCTTACGATTCCTTTTTTCTCGTGTCGTTGTCAGGGCGCTTGCCGCCGTCACCAGTCCAGCCACCCTGAGACATGAAGTCTTGCCAGTGCTCGTCAGGTGCCTTGCTACCATCTTCGTTATTCATTTCTTCTTCGAGTCCACCGACAGTGTAGCTTTGACACGCCACCAACCAAGAACGAACGTTAGAGGAACTTTCTACTCTAATGTCGCACTCTTCAACTTGAGATAATGAAACAGATTCACCAGTAATCTTGCGGTATTCTTTTTTAAGAAACTTAACAACCTCATTTACTGTTGCAACAACTTCGTCTTCAAATCCATTTTGGTGAACTTTCTTTAACTGGACTTCTGACATGTAGGTAAGGTGCATGATGTTTCCGGCAAAGCGAACTTTAAATCCGTCCATCACTCTCTGGTCGAGAATTGCATCACCGTCCTCGCGGTTAAGCCCAATCTTAAGGGGCTCATTGTTTTCATCGAGCGCGCCATCGTAAGCGTTAGCTGCTGCTTGGGACAAGCCCTTAACTATATCGTAAACTGTTGCCATTTTTATTTATCCTTTTTTAAATCTGGTCTCCAACCATTTTCCCATCGTTCTTCTCTGTGTTCGACATATTTGATGTAACAAGTATTACAACACTCAAATTTGACTAAGCAGACATCATCCATAGATTTCTTTGGAAACATTCCGCAGACAGGACAATTTTTACGAGGTTCTTTATTAAGTAGTTTTTTCGATACCTTTATACCATTTACGTCAATTTTATCTTCCCATTCTGAATTTTTGGAAGTTTTGGCATAAAACTCCTTCATTTGTTGGAGATAATCTTTTTCTTTATCTTCATCCCAAAACGCTTTGGGGTTTGCAATTGCCTCATCACCATATTTTTCTTTTATAACTTTTTCAATTGCAGCAATCTTATCGGGGTTTTTACTCATTTTATAACAATAAATCCTTTTCGTTTATATTCTTCATCTTTTATGAAATTCCGATGGGTAGTTCCAGCGTCTTCCCAAACAGGTATCAGAGCGGTGCAATCTCTATTGTGAAAATCAGGATTGTGACGCATGTGAACTTCTATTGGATTACCATCAATATATTCTATATTAATATACTCGTATCTTTTAGACAAAGTTTCAAAAATTTTTGGTAATGGTATTTTATCTTGCACTTTTTTCCAAAGCGAAAACCTGTAGAGTGGGTCATCGGGGTTACGGAACCCTTCAACTCCCAGGACTTGTTGTCCCCAACGATAATCTATCGACAAGTGGCGGCCTTTGAATACCTCACACCAAAAATGTCCTATGGGTACAACATCGTCTGTCTCTTCTTCAATAAAAACAAATTTAGCTTCGCGGCCCATTCCCATCAGATTGATGCAGGGTCTAGTGATATATACGTCAGGCTTTGGCACATCTGTTCCAGTGGGTCCACAATAATAGTTGAGTGTTCTGGATACGGTTAACTTGTTGAATACCCAAAGATCTGCAGGGTTGCAGTTCTCCCAGGCATCGATGTCATCGTTGAATATCATTATTGTGATAGTTGTTTATCGATAGCGTAATAGGTAGTGCCGCCGACAACGACACCGCCCACAAACCATAACCACTTATAACGTGGTGAGGTCTTTTCCAAAGAATTTGCTAAGGAACTAATTTCCTTATCCTTCTGTTCTATAAACAGGTCATATTCTTTTGTCAAAGCGTTGTGTTCGATTTTAAGATTTTCTAATTTGTATTCGTATTCTTCTCGTAAGATCTTTGTTTCGTAATCAGTTTTAATTTCGCAGGAATAGGTTGCTATATCATACTCAGTTAATATTTTAGCCAGAGCATTTTCATCGAACAGGACGCCAGCGAAAGGAGCGGGAGCTTTGTATTCAAGTATCGTAAACTTAGGCGTAGTTGCATTGGCAGACATGGTGAGTAATAGTAAGAGTTTAAGGAGCATACTGGATCCCAAATTTAGTTTCTATATCTTTTATAAGTTCTTCCCTGTCTTGGTTGAACTTATTGGTGTATTTGCCTTTCTTATCTTCTCTTATGTTCTCTATCATCTCAAGAGCTTTTTCATAATCTTCTTCGATGTTTGCCATCGACTCAAGATGTTCTTCCATTAGCAACTGCTTTTCTCGAATCTCTTGTTTATGAATTTCTTTGAGCCCTTCGATCTGTGACCGGGCAGATTCTATTTGGGTTTTGTATGTTTTCTGCATGAGTCTGTAATCGTGTTTCATCTTACCAAACACAATAAGAGCTAATAGTAATATTAATAGCTCTTTCCAATGGTTTACAACAAATGTAATAATCTTTGTTTTAACCATCATAACCTCTTAATTTGGCAATACCGTCTAATACAGTCTGGCCGCCAATGTAAATTGCCGAAATAATTACCCAGTCTTCACTAGCTAACTGTCCCGACATTGCGAGGTAGGTGGCTACACCCCATACCATTAATTTTCTAGAGGTTAATTTACTTAACCAAGTATCAACAAATCCTTGTGCTCTTGCCATCGTGCATTTCTCCAATCAATCTAATTAGTTTCTTGGATTCCATTTTTGGCGTTTTTTATTAGATACCGCACAAATTGCTGTGAATTTTCTGTCTCTAGGGTATTCTCTTCGGAGTTGACCGATTTGATAAATTTATCTTGACGAGTAATCCAACCCATCGCTGAAGGATTGTAAGCTATGCCTGGTATTCGAATAAGTCTTCCCCAACCAAAAAGTCTATGTAAGTCACCTGTCAAGTTTTCGTAATAACCGCCGGCTTCAAATATTTCTGGATAACTTTGATTAATCCATGGAAGTGCTTCAAGCATCCCAACCACATTGTCATTTGGAGGTAAATCGTTCTTTATGTCATCAAACCCAGCTTCAACAGTGTGTTTGAATATGCTTTGTATATTTTCAGAATATTTGGAATTAGCATTTATGAGTTGGTTTAATAACTCTTCTTCTATTTTTTCTAAAGATTTTGGACCGAAGAAAAACGATCTAACGCTTTCAACCCAGCCGAACATTGCTATGCTTTCTCTTTTGCAATTTTTGTGGCAGTTGCGTACATTACGGATTCAGCGTCATCGCCGTACCTTTTCTTGAAGTCTTTCTTGTTCGTCTTCATACCTTTGACAACTTTTTCTTTTTCTTTCTTCTCGGGCTTGGTAAGTTCTTTTTCACGAAGTCGACCCTTAGGGCGGCCGCGGCCTTGGCGGCTATTGTAGCCAGCGTCAAGAGCATCCGAAAGAGAGTAAATTTTAAACTTCTCCTCGCCGTATTCAACAGCGCGTCTGAGATTTGCAGCGAACTTCTCTAATGGTATTGAGATTCGCGCCTTTTCATGAAATTGTTTAATTTGTTCGTCGGAACGTGTATTAAGAAAACCGCCAATTGCCTCCCAAGCTTCTTTTGTCTCGTCGCCGCCGAGAACATTACGAGGACCGGTGACACGGGCAGCCATGTCTTTTACTTTTCCCATTGGGCGATCAAATATACCTTCTTCCATTTGTTCTTGATCTTCAGGCTCTTTAGGCATAAACTTATCTTTCATCGCCTTGACGGCTCCAAGGAGTCCGCCAGTACCCAAAGTTGATACGATAGCAGGATCAGTTGCGAAGTGCTCTAATGCCTTAAAGAGAGCCATAAGGTTTTCGGGATTAATGTTTTCGACACCTTCTTTCATCTTGCCCTTAGTGGGCTTGGCAAGACGACCCGAAGTTGCTTGTGAGTATCCGATTGAATAAGGATCTTGGTCTGTTACAGCGCCGGCAAGATAGTCAATACTGACATCTAAATCCTCTATCTTATCAGAAAGCGCGAAGATTGCGTCAATCAAGGCTTCATTAGAACCTATTTCTTCTTTGATAATTTCTTTAAGTTTAGACTTGCTGATTTTCATTTTTAGCGGCCCTTCTGCTGTGGGATCAACCCTGCGTCCTGCATAGCAGCCGCGTTGCCTGTATTTTTGCGATACATACACTTAACAAAATCAGCATTCAAATCTCCACGAAGCGCTTCGTCAGAGCAAGCCTTGATCTGTTGTTGGGACTCTTTCGGATCCTTATTGAATGGCGCTGAGGTCATAACGCTGTAAAGTTCTTGATACTTTTCAGGCACCCCGCCGCTATCCGGAGTCATTCGGCCCATAACATCTGATGTGCTTGGTACATTATCGGGCATATTGGTAGTGAAACTACCTTGCTCTTCAATCTCATCTCTATATGTTGTCTCATTCAAAAAGTAACGAGGGTCAATTCTCTTCTTGTTTTTTCTTATAGCCATTATAAATCTCCTATTATGTTGCTAATCCATTCATGCTTAGTATCGCAATCAATCCGGGCACATTCTTTCTGACATAAACGCCAGAGAAAAGTGTCTCGCATCGGCCGCCGACATAAGCGATTGCCGACTCAATATTTTTACTGACTTTGGGGTCAGCCACCATCTCTTCTGACACAACCAGCACTAACGAGCCTGCAGCGGCCTTACCCTTGGGAGGGGGGCACGCTGAGCGGTTCATACAATTGTGGAGGATCACCGATCCAAGCTTTCCAGTATTTGGGTCTTTAATCATCGTGGAACCCATGAAGGCACGGCCGGTCTTATCTAGACAGGTTTCGAGGTCTTTTGAATCAAAAGATTGAATTGGTGAATCTTCCGTAGAAAGTTTAAGCACTTGAGCGAAAGATTTTGCAAATTGTGTATTGGCTACTGGATACATGCCAAGCATACCAATTCTGCCACGCAGTAAGCGTGTAGCTCGTTCATTGTCAAGAATGATATGCGGGTGCTTAGCAACGTCGTTAGCCAGTGTCAAGGCATTACGAGCGATTGTGGGGTTAAGATTTTCCTGTGCTGTGGGCCAAGATGTTACATAAACAACCTTACCGCTAGCTTGAACTGAGCGAAGGTAACGTTCAAATACAGGATGAAGAGCAGTGACGCTACTACCGGTGCCACCGCCGCCGCCAGCAAGGACGAATAACCAATCAACTTTACCAAATTTGATGCGGAGAGCATCTTCAACAATTGCGCCATTTTGACTTAAAACCTCTTTTCCATATTCTACGTTTTTTCCAATCCCATCTGAATCGGGAATGAGGACAACGTGATCCTCGTCTACATTCTTTGGAATGTCTTTACCTGTTGAATTTACGAGTAGCGTCTTATTGAAACCTAATTCAATAAACGCATTCGCCATTTTATTGCCTCCACCGCCGACACCGACAAAACCAACATTGATAGATGAGGGGGCTGTATTCTCGGGGAGTAAATCTTCATCAGAGTATTCCATCTGTAATCCGAAGTCCTCAACCATGCCGAAATCTTCTGCATCTACTTCTTCGTGGTAATGATCTTTTTCCTGCGCGAACGCAGGAGGTGGTTCTGCGGGAGGCAGAAAATCAAATTCGCTGTTATCGTTTTCGTCTGACATTGTTTATTCCTTTAATTCGGCACCACGGCGATGCCATATTTGTTACCTTGAATTGTCTTAAAATGAACTTCAACCATACCTTCGGAATGGGTGAAATAATCCATTATAAAGATCCCGTCCTCTTTCCCTTCTGGTGGTGGCTCATTTTTATATGACATGCGCGCAAACCATTTATACTGATTGTCATCTGTGGTGTCGAGAACGATATATTTATCACCCACCAATTGCCTCAGTGCATCATAAGCTTTTTCAGATGGTATTCCCCTCTGTTTACGGTTCGCGACGGTCAGTTTGTTACCACGAATTTCGTGGTCGCGAGGAGTCATTGGGAATTGTATATTCTCATTCTCATTCAAGGGAGAAGAATTAAATACAGATTCGATCTCTTCTTTGATAATCTGTTTGAGTTGTAATTTTGTAATTTTCATTATTGGTTTACCTTTGCAAATCCTGCTTTCTTATCAATTACGATTTGCATGTCAACACAATCTTTGAGCGAATCAAGGTGGGAGATCAACAAAACGTTCTTAAAATACACTTTAATTAGTTCCAAGATCTGAATAAAACCCGACATATTGTCTTCGTCCAATGCAGTTCCAGGTTCATCAAGAATGAATAAGTCTGATTTTGGCAATGACGAAACTCCCAACAATGCTAGACGGATAGCCATTGCAGACAGTGACTTTTCGGCACCAGAAGCCATTTCAATTGGGCGCTCTTCGTACTTTGGATGTTTAATATTAATATCAAATTTATTGCCTGATGCTTCAAAGAAAACTTCGAAGTCAACAATGTTAGCAAGCACCTTGGCAATCTCTTCATTAATGACTGGAATCTTCTTCTTGATTACGTCATAGGCAATACCATTTGGATGCATGCAACGCATAAACAAGTCATATGCAGCAAACTCAGTTTGTAAGTCTCTATACTCTTGCTTTTGTTCTTTGATTGTCTCAATCTTTTGTTCGTATGAGCCAACAGACTTAACAAGCTCTAGTGTTGCAGTATCACAATTGGTAATCTTACTTTCGGTTTGTTGAATCTTATAATGACACTTATTAAGCTGTGTTACAAGAAGCTCAAGGTTTTCAATTGCTTCCTTGTTTTCTTCGTATTCGTCGCGCTTAGCACACAAGTCAGACAGTTCTGATTGCACTGAGTGCAGTGTGTTCTTGTTTCTTTCTATTTCTAGATTGAGGTCAGCGATTTCTGAAGACACAGTGTGTTTATTGGATTCCATCTTTCCGTAGCGTTCAAGTTGAATCTCTACATCAAGCGGGTTAAGATCATTGATTATCTCAGTAATAATGCTTATGTTCTCTAATACTTCTACCTGTTGAGATTCAATGGCGCTTTTTTGAGACACGGCTGTATGTGCTTCTTTGACGAACTCATTTTCACAACAGTATTGGCAATCAGGGTCGTATTGATGACCGTCAAGCAACTTCTCTTTCTTCAGCACTTCATTGTGGTTTTCGAGAAGTTTGTTAAGTTCTTCTTCTTGTAGTGATAACTTGCTTCTGTTTTGCTGAATCTGGTTCTGCAGACCCTCAAACTTTTGTAAGTCAAACTCACCTAAGAAATTAGTAATCTTTTTATACACACCTTGCTTGAGTTTTAAATCATCTTCGTTCCTGCTGTTCTTTAGATTCAAGGCAGTAATTTTATTCTCTTCTGCTCGAATGCTACTGTTGATTGTGGAGATATCGATTATCTCAGCGGGGATTGAATCAATCTTGCTTTCGATTTCGTCTTTAACTTCCACCAAGCCTGCGTGTGCTTCTCGTAAAACAGTGCAAGTATTCTTGTGTTCCGCCATTTGTGTCTTTGATTCTTCGAGAGAAGTTGTAGCTTTCTCCAAATCTTCATCGTAATTTTTAGAATCAAGCCGCTTTAGAGCACCTTTAAGGTCCACTGAATTCTCTTTAGCTAATTTAAACTTACGATCAAACAACTCAAGGTCTAAGAATTTTGCAATGATTTCTTTGCGACGTGTTGAACCTTCATCAATGAACGCAAGGGCGCCATGCTGTGATGACAGTGAAGAAACAGCAAAATCATCAAGGGTGCCAAACTTCTTTCGAATGTTAGCGTCTGTTAGAGTTCTTGTAAGACCATTCAATGAAGTTGTTTCATCCATAACTGGATCATACACTTCAAAATTAAGTTCTGTTTTAGCCTCGTTTGTTTCCTCACCTTTTAGTCTTTTGACATACTTCTTTGCTGCTCTCTCGACTGTATACGTCAAGTCATCGATTTGAATTGTTACTTTGCCGCGGCATTCATTCTTGTTCTGATTGATGACATTAATATTCTTTCTTTCATTTTTAGAAGTTGTGTTAAACAGCGTCCATAGAATGCCATCAACGATACTACTTTTACCAGAAAAGTTTTTACCAAAGATACCAATAATACCGCTTAGCTCGTTAAAGTTAACGTCGTTGTCTTCGCCGTAATTAAAGAGATTATCAAATTCAAAGTCAATCAGTCTCCAGTTAATGTTTCTAGATACGTCTTCATTATCTTCTACAATCTGGTTATACTTCTTATTTAACTCGTAAACCTTTTCAATTGTTTCTCGGGAAGCTTCATAATCTACCAAGTATTCATCGATAAGTTCTTCTTGAACTTTGATGTCTCTCAGGTTTTCAGTCTGCAGACCATCGGTAAGACCATCAACTGAGCCACGTTCGCCGGAGGCTCTGTTAAGGAACGATATACTCTCGGGCTTGAACCGGTGCTTGGCGATGTCTACCGCCCTCTTCATTGTATCTAACGGAAGATTATTATTACTAACGAGACGCACACGAGCGCCAGTCGGAATAGAAATATTCTTTGGCATTCGTCCTTTGCGAGTAAGCTCAATAGTAATGAACGGCTTCGGGTTAACAAGCGATACATGGCGTGTACTCCAGTTATACTTATCTTCAATATCCCAAATAAGATAACCTTTATCGTTCGATTCGCCATGGTTCTGTTGTACTAGGGAGCCGGGGTATCTCGCTCTACCATCTTTATCTACCTTTTGATCTGTCTTGTGAATGTCACCGAGTAATGCGTAGTCGTACTTCTCAAGCTCGTCAAGAGAGATATCACCGTGCGTCATCATCCAGCCGCTATCAGTCACCGAACCGACAACTGAGCCATGGTATAGGGCGACGTTAACACGATCTTCTGGAAGTTCTTTCTTCCAGTTCTCTGGGTCTACAATGGATAAGACATGCAAATCGATGCCATCTGCCACTTCTACTACTGATGCATGTTTATGAAAGTGAATGTTTGGATGGTTGAGATAATCAACAATGGGCGAAATAGCATCGAGTCTACCACTATTCTTTAAATTCATATCATGATTACCCAGAATCATGTGATATGGTGCGATGTCTGCTAGACCAACAAACAATTCACTCATCATCTTGATTGCCTCGGGGCTTAAATCAAGTTTGGTGTGAAACGTATCACCGGTGTTAACGATAATATCGGGCTTCTCTTCTCGAAGCTTCTCGTATAGTTGCTCGAAAACTGCTCGATATTCTTTATGGTACTTCAATTTTCGGACATGGATGTCCGATACGTGTGCTATTTTAATCACACATTCTCCTTTTAGTTGATGTAAGGCACACCCAAACAAGCGTGTAACATTATTGGTACAACAAAAAGTCCAAAACAGTAACCAACTTCGAAGATAATAACTTTAAGAATAACGTTTAAAGCTATAGCGAATGTCTTCATATGTGCCCTCATTTAAATACTATAACATAGAGGAATGGAACACGCAAGCACTTTCTTGCAGTTTTTTTTATTTGGTTCCCTGACCGGTTACTTTATTCCAAATTTGCATGTAATATTGCGATGGTGACAATTTTGAATTTGGTAATTCAGGATTAATGGCGTCAAGCAATTCGTAGGTTTCATAACCAAATGACTCACCGCCTTTCTTAAGGAAATCAAATCCCTTGGGGTGAATTTGCTGGGCGGCCTGCTGCATCTTGTCCTGATTGCCGCTGATGTCTTCCTTGCCTACTTTGGCTGGATTGAAGTCGGGTAAGCTGTACCGGTCTTTGTAGGTCTTCACATAATCCTCCGCTGACACATCAGCGCTGCGTACATCAGTAATGCCGGGTTGTAAATCTGACTTGTATATAACACCTTTAACAATTTGGTTATTGATATCATTGAATACCTTTTGAACGACGCCTCTTTCACCAGAAAGCATTTGTGTACGTCCCCCCATATAATCTTGGAAGATGGGGAAGTTTTGTTTTTTTGCAACAGTATCTTGAAAGTCTTCTCCTTCCTCACCGCCCACAGATTGCTTGTCGGCGGCAGAATCTAGGCTCCACATGTACTGAGCCGTTGATCTTAACAGGCTTTCCGTATCTTCAAGAGCATATGATGATAGTTCTTTTTGAATCTCAACCCTTTGTTCCGCTGCAGAGCGTTTGGCTGCAGCAACATCAGCTCTGTTAGAAGCCTTGTTTTGTAAAACACCGAGCAGAGGAGCGGCGATGGCCATTGTTAAGAGCCCCCTCTTAACCATTCTTTTTATGTTATTCGCATCAGCAGCTTTAATCGCCTCGTACTCTTTATTTTCCGATAAGAATTTATTTAATTCTTCTTCAATAATTTGGTCTATTATGCGATGAGCGACTTCTTCGTAAATGATTGTTCTTAATCTTGATTCTATTATTTTCATTTTTTAACTTCTATATTTCAGATAACAAATCTAGCAATAAATAGTTGTCAGCATCAATAAAGGTAGCATTCTTTTTTCTGTCCTCAAAGATGCTCTTTGGCATTGAGCCCACATCCTCGTAACCAGACACATCTATTTTATAAAGTTCGATATCATATTGGAGAAGCATTTTAATAATCCGCCTCTCTTTGGCTGCGGCGTCAGGGTCGAGGGCGATGTGGATTGCGGCGTCGTTCCGTACAATCTCTCGTAATAAGTCGGACCCGCGCCGTAGGGTTGAACCCAATATAGGAACAGCATTTCCGGCGACAAGTGCATCAAAGACTCCTTCGACTAATACTAAGTCTTTATTCCAATCAATATATAGTTCGTTGAAGACAACATCCTTGGATGCTCTTGGGTTTTTATACTTATAGGAGTCTCCGCTGTAGGATCTCGCTATAAAGTAGCTTACATCTCCGTCTTTATCGAAGGATGGTATAATAATTCTATTGCGGTATTCACCACTGAAACAATAGCCAATCTTCCACTTGAGTATATCGGCTTTAGTAACGCCCCTTTTACATAAGTAATTATAAGCATACAATCCAGTAGCTGGAAGATTGTCAGTTGCAAGACTGGTAAATTCTTCTGGGAGGTCTATCTTTTGATAAATCTCGATATGCTCTGGTTCCATAAAGAGGTCAGCGAATCTTTCCAGATCTTGGCGCCCGAATAGTTGGTCCCACGTAGCAAGTTGGTTGTGGTTGCCAAACCGACGCACAACACGCCTAATATTACGACCCCGATAATCACAAATCCAACACTTATAGACATTCTTATCAACATTAACAGAAAACTTACGCTTGTGATGGTTGCATGCCGGGCACGTAAAAAGAAGCTCATGACCTTTGTCGAAATAGCCACCAAGAACTCCTTGCAATATTTTTTTAACTTCTTCATTTTTCATTCTTCACCAATTATATCAAAAAAGCCTTCTCTAAGTGGTATCGGACCAGCATGAGCTTGTTGAAAAAAGTATGCTTTAACCATACCGTTTATCGGATCAACCCCTATGACAATACCATAATCTTTCAATGGTTTAAAATCAAAGTATATCTGGTGTTCTAAGAGAGAACTATTATACCATTTTCTCTTTATTAAGTCTCCTACCTTTACTTTGCGGCTAGGCACTTCACATTCTCACGGTACCGGAGCAGTGCCAGTTCTTTGTGCTTAGCCTCAATCATGATGTCGAACTCATTGCCGTAATCATCAAGCGTGCTGTATACAAGATCGGAGTGTGCTTGTGGCTTAATCTTTGGATTGTTGTGTTCGAGAGAACGAGACTCTGCGTAGTGAACCACTGGCTTGATATCACCCCATGTGGAGAGCGCAAGCTCAAGGGCTTCCTGCTCTGTCTGACCGCCAGGGTGCAGCATGTGGTGATGGTAGTCAAACACAATTGGAATACCAATGCGCTTGTATACACCCTCATACAACTCCAGTGTAGAATACAGCGACTCTTTGTCATCGTTCTCGACAGTCAAGCGAGAGCGAACATTGTCAGGCAGACGCTCGAAGTTGCGACAGAAGTTATCGAGAGCGAATGGCTTGTCACCGTAGGCTGCACCAACATGAATATTAAGTTTGGCATACGGAGTGCGTGGTAAACCAATAAGGTCAAACAAGTCACCGTGAACCGACAAGTCAGTCTCGGTGAGTTTGTATACACGCTCCTTGGGTGATGCTAGCTTATTAAACGGCCCAGGATGCGATGTGAGCCGCATTCCGTGCTTACGGGCAAAGTTGCCCGCCTTGAGCGCCGCGGCGTGTATAGCGCCGAAATTAGGCATGTCTACGAGGTCATACTCGGAAGCCCACGGAATAATATTGGAGGAAAGTCGATAAAAGTAAATATCGTGCTGTAGATTCCATTCTAGAATCGTGTATAAGTCGCGCAGGTTCTGTAAAGCAAGGTCTGCAGCATACTCGATTCCGCGGTCGTGAAACGTGCGCTTAATCATAGTGCGGTTAGTGGTGATGCGCTGCGACTTTGGCAGCGTAGAAAAGCCTTGATTGATACAGGCGTAGCCCAAGTAGTTCATATTATTAACCTCCACATAAAGCATAACCCATGCGATCGTGGTTGTCAATCAGTTTCTTCGTCTTCTGCTCTGTGAACCAGAATCAAAACAGATGCTGGCAATTCTTCAGTTAGCGCGTTATCTAGCCAGAGCACTATAATTCTGTCTTGCGGTTCTTGGCCGAAATAAGTGCTGAGAACAAAAGCACCTGGCTCAACATTTAGAACTATCCCATTCCATTGTTCTCGATCATCCGGAACAATCAGATCTATCTCCGTTACAATGTCGCCGACTTTAAATTCTGTTTTTTCTTGAAGCACATATTAACTAGGCATCAATTTCTGTTTGATAGCCAGCTTTAGCAATGATAATTGCATCAGCACGATCGTAGCTTTCTGGTTTTGGGTTGCCGTGCTTTGTATATTCTATCTTGAATGCAGGCTCTGTGTCAAGCAAATGTTGTAAAACAACTTGTTTTGCCTTTTGGCCTCTTGGCACCTTAATCCCGGCGGTCTTGCGCGCTGATGTAGCGCCAATAAATTTAGGTTCTATCTCAAAAATCTCATACAATAGCCACGAAACAACACCATTAAATCGCTGTAGTGTAGCCATGGTTTTTGCCGATGAGCCGCCAGAGTTGAAGAACGTAAAAGGCTGTTCTATATATATGTGCTCGATTGGGTAATCGGCTCCGCCTAAACTTGTTGATTCCTCATCATTGTTTAATTGATATACTTCGTATAGATCAAGAATCTTTTCTTTGATAGCAATCGTTTTATTAAAAAAACCCTTGTGTTTTCTTAAATCAATCGAGTCATAATATAACAGACTACCATCTGCAATTATAGCAAAACCAGTTATACTGGTTGACACATCTACACCTAAAACCATTTAAACCTCGTATTCTTTCCAAGCGTGTTTTTTACGGTCTACCATATATCCCAAATCATTTTGGTGAGTATAAGCCTCTTGTTCGAAGCGTATCATAAAGTATGCCGTTTCTTTACTCTTATATTTTATCATTGCTTTTACAAAATCATAAGCATATAAAACATAAAAACCTACTAAAAATAACTCTTTCTGTTGTTCGAAGTGAACCATCTCATGATTCATAGTGTATTCGTCCACTTCTTCAGATAAGATAATAAACGGAAACAAAGTAATAGCGTATACACTTATTACAATTGACAATAACTTGGTAATAAATTTAGATGTTATTATAATAGGCATTATATATCCAGTTTCAATTTAAACGTTATATCTTTATCTTCCTCTTTCAATACCGGATCTGCCAAGGTAGCAATTCCTATTAGGTTTTTGTTGTCATCGTAAATAGCGACTCTGGATACATAGACTTGGCGTTTGAAATCTTCATCGAAGGTAGCAAAACTGGAGGAGGTAATATTTTTGATTCTCCTGTTGGGGTTTTCTTCAAAGATATTTGAGCCAGATCTTAACAGATAGTCTTGCCCTTTTTCCAAATATGTTGGATTATTGGAGTAGTTTGCTTGGCCGCGGCGGGCGTTGGCAAACATGGTATATGTTTGAGTTTCAGTGACTCCTTCAAATTCCATATTGAAAGATGCGGACTCAAAAGATGGGGCGGCTGTGGCATTGTTTACACCATCCAGTGCACCGGCACCAAAGTAAATCCATTTTGGGTGGTCTATTGTACCATTATCCAATAGTCCCATCGCTGTATCGTTGAGTCTCCACGAGCCAGTCAGCATTATTATGCCTTCGTTGTATAATACGACACCCGCAACTTTATTGTTGTTTGCTGATGAAGTTCCAAAGGTCTGTATCAGCTCGCCGTTTTCTTTATTATCTTTTAACTCACCGATCAGAGAGCCTGTAAAATACCATTTTAAAGAAACTGAGCCGGGGTTAATTTTAGAACCATAAAAGATAGATGGTACGTGAACTGTGTTAATCTTTTGTTCGTCTTTGTTCCACCCATCACCTAGAGACGAATTTACAACATAATGCTCGCTCATGTAGCGATAGTTATTCAAACGAGTCTTAAGGGCATAGTAGTGAGGGTATACTGGTCCACCGGCATCTGCGGTGACTGTACCATCTACTGTGTTTACCATATCATATCTGGAGCCGGCTTGTGGGCTCATAAACTCTCGCGTGATTGAAGCAGTTAAGGGATAGCTCTTGCTTACAGTGTCCCCATATACAAACTCATTTTCGTAATCAACATCGCCTACGGTCTTAAAAGATGCGCGGGCGCTGTCTTTTGTAACAAAGGCAGTTATAAAGTTATTTGTTTCAGCATTGCGGTCAATGTTATATTCAAACAAACTGATACCACCACTAGCACTGCTGGTGATATTCAAAATGTTGTTGGAGAATGAACCGGATTGATGAGGCAGATTATTATAATATATCTTTGACTCATTTATCGTAATGTTGACATTGGGATATGCCCGCATTGTATTCAGCACAACATCGTTTGGGCTAAACTTGCGGAAAGACATTACTAGTAATCCAGTCGAACCCTGATAGTCAATTCATTTTGTGGAGTTTTCTTCAGTGGTTCAGACAGTTTAGCAGTGGCTAACAATTCGTTTCTTGCGTTGTAGAGGCCAACCGTGGTTACATACGCTACAGGGTTATCGCTAGCGTTGTTCTTAACTCTAATCTTACTACCTGATGTGTATGTAGGGTTAGAGCTGTAGTTGTACTTGTTAACCGGCATTCTGCAGAAGTAGATTGTGGAGTTAATCTCTGTAGAGTTGTTGAACGTAAGGTTAGTCATTCTGTGCCTAACAGCGTCACATGTTCCTGAAATTGATGCAGAAACCAAGGACTGATCGAATGTCAGTGCGTCTGGAGTACTACTACTAGCCGCAGAGCCACTGTTGAAATCTGCAATTCCAGAAAATACCGAGGAAGAAATAACTGCAATACCTGATTGGTAGAACACTACGCCGTAACTCGAAGATGGAGTTTCGGTAGCCAAACTTGCGGTTGAGTCGAATAAGACTCCGTAATCACCACCAATAGTGTTGGTCGTGCCGTCTCCAGTAGAAGAAGCGGCTGTATCTTGGAGCGATATGGTCGTGAGATGAGGGTTAGCCCATGCGCCGCGGCCGAGTTGTAAGTTAACTGTACCTTGTTTAATTTGGTCTTTTGTCAATAATCTAGACATAGACACAACAAATACTTCCTTCATGGAGCCTGTTGTATCGAGCCTCAAATCACTTTCAAACAATCTTACTGTGTTGGTGCTACCTGTGTAACCCAAAAGAACCTGTGAAAACTGGTTGTAGATGTTAATCTTTTTATTGTTAATTGCTGCAGTTGAAGCAGACAACGGGGATGATTCATCATAACCACAAGTAAGATCAAAGATGTGGTTAGCAGACGAACTAAGGAATGGATAGTCGTATACTGATTGGAACATACCGTGGGTAAAGTTTTTGATGTTCTCATCACTGTAAGTTCCACTAACAATGGAGCCGGTGAGAGGGATTACCTCGTGTAATAAAGTTTTTGTTGTTGTAACGTCCGTATTAACATTTAACGGCTCATAAGAAAGGGGCATCAATAATCTCCAATTATGTTTGTGCTATTTTGATAATTCTTACTGGTACTTGTAAGTTTACGTTGGATGCGGCACCTTCGACGTAGACAGTTGTATCAATGTAGTCGTAAAGGGTGCCAGTTCCAAATAAGTCAGAAGAAGTGGTTCCGAACTTGGTGTAGTCGGATTGTGGGATATTCGGGTTAATCAGGAGGTTGAGAGCTGTGAAACTAGCTCGGGGCCCCTTGATGGCCGAATATTGTGTGCTGGTATCAGATGTACCTGCGGTTGCAGTATCGGAGTATACTCTGTTGAGTACTCCGTTGACAACAACCTCACTGTTGTTTTTAATCTTTTGCGAGGGCCTGACAGCAGAATTACCTTTCAAGGTAACGTTCAGTGCGGCGCCTTGTGCTGAGTTGTTGGTGAGATTAGAACGCATATCAGCACCCATGACGGCGGAAATAAAGCGATTGTCGAAGCTTACAACAAAATTGTTGTCGGTAAGTCCTGCAGAAGCTAAAAGTGCGTTTTGGTTGGTAGAGGAGCCCAGCAGATCTGTTGAGTCGATACCTGTTTCAATAAGCATGAATTTACCAGACGCATCGCCGGATTTAAGAATTGTATTAGCGTTACCACCATCATCGGTGATTTGCTTGGATGTAATCACCCCAGCGGCCGTCACCTTACTATCGTCAGCCAGTAATACCAAGCCGTCAGCATTCTTTTGAACGATGCGCGGGCTGAAGGTCTTCTGGTTCAGGGCTACTTGGGGCAAGTAAAGCAGATCTTGTCTAGCTCTGGAAACAAGACCGTAATTAATATTAGCGTTCTTAGAAGTAAACGCTTCCAAGATGGGGGTTTGTAAAATTTCCAAATCGTAATAAGCAGATCCAGATGCATGGTCCTTGTTGTATAAGGAGTAATCTATCTCGTCATCACCGGGTGAAAACTTAGTAATTCTAAAGTCACCTTGAGCCATTCTTTTTCGTCCGATATCGGTCAGAACTGCATCAAGTATGATGTCGCCGGTGTTGTCTATAAATGCCATTTTGTTACCTCTTTATATAAATAGTATTGGTTTTTTGTTATTCTTCCAATTTTACGCTGGGGTCATTATAAGTAATGTTTAAATCGATTTTTTTACCAGTTTTCTTGGATGTCAATCTGATTTTGAACGTTTCACTCCAAATTAACTCTTCATTTGACGAATTTCCAATTACAAGTTTATTATACTGTGATTTTGCAGATTGTGTATAGTCCACTTCTGAGTCATCAAAAATAGTCTGTGACAGGTTTGGTACCAATTGGAATATATTTTTAAACTTTTCGTTCTTGTCTTTGTAGATATCGACTGATAAATCTTCCTCAAACAGTACTTCAAATTGTGCGTATTTGTAACCACCGTCATTTACAAGCTCAGCCTCAATTACCGTGTCAGTATTGCCAGCGATACCCAACTCATTAACAGCCCTGAAAAGATAGTAATATTTAACATTGGATTTTACTATGTCCGAAAACAGTCCGGTTGTGTACGAGTGTTCTGAGCCATCTATTTCCAACGAAACGTTGGAAAGCTCATTGCCTTCAAAGTCTTGAAAGCTCGTTGGTTTTTCCATTAATCTAAAAATTTGTATTGTGTTTGCGGGAGATACTGTTGGTTTTTCCACATTAGTTGAGCTAATATAATCTTTTGCATTCAAGTATTGTGATTTCACAGTTTTGTCAGCTTCCGTAATTGCTCTCGGGAATGGTTGACTTCTGAAGGTCTCATAAAATATGTCAAACAAAATCCTATTTGAATTGTCAAGTGCATAGTTTGGTACAACGTTCAAATCGTTCGGTGGGTTGTCTAACACTCTAAAGGCTTTTTGTGTGATTGGCACTTCGATCAGTTTAAGGGAAGGCTGAACGGTTGTGATAAAGTTGGCAAGGTAAGGTGGCAAAACACCCGTGCTTGAAGTGGAGGCTGCGGACTGGGCGATTCTTTGCGCTTCCGTTACAAACGAAGACATTACTGCATCTGGCGTATCTCCATAAATTGAACTCTCAAGCATATCAGTGGTGATATCACCGGTTTCAGGATTGTAGAACTCTACACAATATCCAGTGATTGGGGATTCAGGATCTGTGGCGTCTTCCCTTACTGAACCAATAATCCTTGAAATCTGCAGGTTTGCAAATTTATATTTGAATCCCTTTACTGCATAGTATGCATATACTTTGTATGTATACGCAGTGTCGTATTTGACTTGGGTATCAAATAAATTTAAGTCTTCTAAATCTATACTATTGAATACCCAAAAGTTTTGGATTGTGTTTTGTGTGTTGGAGTCTCCAGTGGCTAAACCACCGATTTTCTCTACTCGGTAAGCAAGCACTTCGTGATCTTTCACATCCGGGGTCAAATTGTTGAACTTATCTACTTCGAATGAATGAACGGTGTCATTTTGAGAGTTAAGGAGTAGATTTATATTTTTGACTGAAAATGCATTTTTGTTGGTGGAGAATGTTTTGGATATGTCGTTAATACAACGAAGTGCGTTTCGTGCGTTAAAGGCGCGGTAGACACCCTTGGTGTCATACGCAGTGTCTGTTTCTAAATTCTTGTAATCAACAACAAAGAAATCTTCGTTTTCTTCTTTAATTTTATTATGAGAATATAACATTAATTCGACTAAATCAACAGAGCGCAGGACTGTATTATCCGATGAAGTATACACTTCATCGAAGTTACTTCCGTCTCCAGGTACCGCCAATCTTTGATTTTGTAAAAACTCTACTGGTTCTGGTACTAATTCATCAGGGGATTGTCCTAAGAAAACTTCTTTAAGAGATTTTAAAAATCCTGTACTAAATTGATTCTTTGCAATAACTGCGGCGTAATAGTCGCTCGGTGCGGTGTCGAAAGTTATTTTGTTGTAGAATGGCATCGTACTAACAAGTTTTTCGCTAGCGGCGGCGCCCAGGGTTCGTGTTGCAAAATCATTAAACAATACGTTGGAAAATCTTGAATCAATGTAGTTTAAAGATTCTTGTGGGATGTTTGAGGCGGATACAGGCAATGAAAAATCTAAATATTTTTTCATTGGACTAACACCGACAGATCGAATTACGCCGTCCTCTACATCATCTTCGAATCGGTTGTTATAAATATTGTATAAATCACTAACTGTTATTGAATTGTTAAGAGAATAAAAATTCGTTATGTTGGCGTCCAATACCTTAGAGTCAGTCTGGTAAGCCGTCAACCCAAAGGCATAAAAGTTTGGAATGGTTCTTTCGGTTTCTTGCGAATCGGTAAAACTCTGGTATCTTCTTAAGATGTGGTTATACTCGCAACTTAATTGAATGTAACTATTAATTTCGGTCCCATTAACTAACAATTGTTCTTGAATTTTAGCGTATGGCATCGTGGTGGTTATATAATGGTCGTCGTAAGTCCCATCAGAATATATAGGAGTGACCGTACTGTTTCCAAATGAGTTGCCAGTAAACAGACAATTCCAATATTTAGAACCCTTAACCACATCCGAAAGCATTGGATTTAGTGGATCACCTTCAATGTGGGTGATGAATTTCATATATGGTAAGACTGTTTCTTGTCTCACTCCCAAATTGGATGATACAGCACCTCTTTCCTCTCTCGAACCTATTTCATTTTGCACCTCAACGCCTGTAAAGGATGTGATCGAGTGAACGAATTCATTTGGATTGTCAACTGGTAAGAATTTGTAAAATGGGGGAGGGACCATGTATTCACCATCATCACTGGTGGCGTTAAAGAAATACCCTCCGACTGCGTTTCTTAAAAGATCAGAAGAACCTGATAACAAGTTCAAATCTACGAAAGATATTTCTTTTTGTCTTAAGTTATATTCTCCACTGGGCTCTGCAATAAGCCGATATCGATTTGTCTCTATTGGTGGTTCTATCGTACCAATGTCAGGAGCGTCGGTGGCGGTCGGTTCATCAGGCAAAAACGGCGTAATCATTAGTATGTTCCTCCAGGCGATGACGGTGTTGTGGAGACGGTAGATACCACCGTTGTTGTTGTGGGGGAGCTTGTGGTCGGCGTGAATCCTTCCAGAGCTTCGTCATCTACAATATTTTCAAACAATTCTTTAGTAAAATCTAATTTCTTAGTGGTCTTAGAAAGATCTAATCTCTGCATTACTCCGGTCGCTAAATCATCAATAATGTTTGTCATTGCTAACTCAAGTCTTTCCATCGTACCCCCATACGGATGTGCGTCAAAAGTGACCGCATCATATCCAAATTTGGCTATTATAGCTGTTCTTTCAGGCGAAAACCACATACCGGGTGGATATGGATTGTAGGGCATCGAGTAACGCCAAAATACGGAATCCACTAACAAGTAAAGTGGACTTACTGATGGTGTAGGGCCGTTGGCGCCAGCAGTGTAAAAGATGTCAACAAATCTAGTATCCCAAACACCAGTGGACGGGTCATTGTATACACTGTATAAAGCTAATGCATTGATGGATACACTTTTTGTCAATGCTGCAGCATCGTCAAGGAGTACTACAAACTCGGCCGGATTGAGTGTTTCTATTCTTTCAAAACCATATACGCCTGATGGGCCCAACATAGCCGACTTGGGTATAACGCCGTTGTTTGCCCTCGTATAATCAGATATTTTTCGTCCGGTGAGTACGGTTATGGCAGGGTTGCTGGAATCCAAAGAGGGTATCAGAGTAAGTCTTTCGTCTAAAGACACATCTCCAAAAGTTGGGATTGCTGAACCACCTACAGGTATATCAATACCAGTGCCTGGGCCTGTTCCGGGGGCTACGACTGTAGTTCCTGGGGCTATGCCTGGGACTCCAGTTCCTGGGGATACACCTCCAAAAGATACTTCGGGAAGTCCATCTGAAGATGCGGCGTCGGGGAATGAGTATAATGGTGTAGGGTCGCCCTCTCGTGGCGCAGTGTCTGGTACTGCGCCTCCAAAGGTCGCTTCAGGAAGTGTGGAGCTAGAGTCAGTGGAAGGGGCATACGCAGAATCGCTGTAGATTCCAGAATCCGAATAAAGGCCGGGTAAAACTGATGGCATTACTGAGTTCCTTTAAAGTACTTGTTTTTTCCGTAATAGGCGGGACTTTGATTTAAGACCGTAAAACTGGCTGCAATGAAAGACGGATCGGATTTCTTAACTTCTTCTTTTTCTCTTGAGCTATTATCCTCATCAAGTTGGTAGAATGGATCGTTGTCATCTTTGAACTTATCACCTGTTCCAGTTTTTGAATTTACTGTATTTGAAAATACTTCCGTATCAACGATGTTCGGGTTGTTTTCTTCTTCTTTGTTGGAGTCACTTTCAAGAAGAGAAAAATCTCTTGGTAAGTCATCAATCGCAACGTTCATAAGCATAAGCATTTCTTCTGCTAATTGTGGCCTGTCTTTGTTGACAGCAGTTGTTCTTGTCTTTTTGGTCGATAATCCTGTTTTTGATTTTAAAGATGTCAGTCCAGATTGTACGTTATACAATGTAGGATCTGTTGATTTGCTAACAATTTTGTCACCCAATATTGTTTTATCGTAATTTGTACGAGCAGTCTTGGCGGTGCTGACTTTTGTTATAAGTGGTGCGGGTATATTAAACATGTTTTATTCTCTTGTAGTAAATATGGTAGCAATAAAAATATTATCTGTTTGATTTATTTTATCAAGAACCATCTGGTGTGCCTACCGCATCGGTAAAGTCGCCAACAAAATCGACTACTGGTGATTTTACATCAAAAACGCCAGACTGATGGGTTTCCACTATGTTTAGACTTGTTGGGTCGCAAATCTCATTTGCTAAGATTCTAGAAGACTCTTCAGTCACTTGTAAAAACTCATAGAATTTTTCTGCTTGTTCTTTGAAGTTCAGTAGAGCCTCAAGTGTGCCAGTTTCTGGTTTTATTTGATCTAATATAGAATTGGCAGAATCCAACATTACACTATTCGAACCATTGTATATGTCTGTAAACATATTTACATATATTACATGCAGGGCTACCATTTTATACCACGGTTGGTTTCTAGCGTCTGGGAATTTATTTAAAATTCCCTCTACAAAGAAACTGTTGAATTGCGTATTAAATTCATCATAAGCACAGGCTTCCGAGGCGGGCTCAACGTATTCTCTAATGAACTCTTCATATATCATTGTGTATTTACGGATAATTGCCTTTAAGACGTGAAAAGAAGAATCATGAATCTCGTATTCAAGCATAACCCTGTCATTGGAATATTCTGTGTCTGTCGGATCTCCAAGAAAAACCTTGTCATCGTCTAAGAACATCTGATAATAGTACATCAATAACCGATAGTTTTCTCGCCATGTCTGCTCTCCATACAGGGCAGAATCGGCAAAATCAGTAAAGTTATAATTCCTCATCACCAAATGTGACATTGTTTTTTGAACGCCATATCTCGAAGCGGCCTGTTCGATGTTGTAATCACCAGTCTCAGCAGTGGAGCTATCTAGAAAATTAGTACTAAAGAAGTCGCTGTATCTAAAGCCTCCCTCGATAGCGCCGACTTGTTTGTAAACCTGGCCGGTTGATCCTGCCTGACATTCAAAAGACATACCGTCGAAGTCTGTAGGGTCTGACGCTTTTTCATAATTTGCTGAGGCGGGTGAATTTAAAATTATATCGGTCTTATGTGTGAGGTTGAAGGAGTGTACTTCGGCCACTTGTACCCCATTATTTAACATTTCATGCGCCAAGTCCATCGTCCTAAGCATTCTATCAACGTTTACAAACCTTGATATAAACGAGCCGCGGCGCATGTATTTTTCCATATCGTAAAAGAAGAAGCCAGATTTTTTAACCACAATATCTATATTGCTTAAAACAGAAAGGCCACCAGCATCGTATTCGGTACCAAAGTATTCAAGGGCTTCGTCCATAAATTCTGTCAGTCTCTCTTCAATTGAATCAGCTAATTCAGAAAATGTTGATAAAATGGCGTCTGATAAGTTTGCTTGGTCTTGCGCCGGCGCGGTTCGGTCAGAAACGCGGCCCTGGAGGTGAGACCAACTGCCACCTATGACCCCCATAGTAGGACTAGTCATGGGGCCTCTTCTATAATTCATAAACTGGGGCTGGCATAATACTTCGGCGCCGAAGTAAGCTTCTCTGAATGTCTGGGCGAGATAGAACTGAAGACTGGCCCTTGAACCTATACCAGCAGTGACTGACTCTTCTAATTCAGTACGCATTGTTTTGGCCCATTCATAAGCCCATATTGTTCTTTCTTCTCTTGTCATGCCAACAAGAGGAGATGTAGATGGGTGATCGAACATATCCATCATAGCAGAACTATGATTTTCAATTAAAGTTTCAACTGAATCAATTACTGTGTCTTGTATAATGTTATCAATAACAGTAGTACCCAAATCATCATCTATATCTGCTGTAGCTGCTAAAGCTTCTAGCAGCAGCTCTCTGATTATAGTGTAGATATCATTGTAGTGTTTTTTTACAAGAAAGACGCCGGATGTTTCCCCAGAGGAAGAAACTGTGCGAGTGTGAAACAAATCAATTGTTGCGATGTTCTCTTGCATATGATCGATCAGGAAATCGACACCGGTGCCGAAGCCAAGAGTGATATCACTTACTATTAATTCATAGTCATCAACCCCAGCATCGTCTCTGGCGAATGTTTCTGATAATCTCGCTGGGTCGGTACTGTCATCACCTCTCTTTGGAACTGATAAAGTGAGGGGGCCGGTAGTTAAATTTTGTACCAAAGATTGAATTTGGTACCCGCCGCTGCAGTGTCTTAAGCCCTTTCCTTCTGAATAGAAGTCGAAGGTTTTTCCCCCATCGATGTTATTCCCATAAAAAACCGGTCCATCGGGATCTATAATGCCGGCGAAGTCTTCAGAACCTGGGCCGGCGCCAAGTTCGTTAGTGAACCTTTGTAAAATGGCTCGATTCGTTTCAGTCACAACTATATCTATTGCTTCTTCTTTATCCTCAGCGAGCAGATAAAAACGCCAGCCGTTGTCGTCATCAACAAAATTTAATGCATATGCGTCTGCAAAGTCTGCTAATTTGCTTACTACCGCTTCCACTGCAGTTGAATCTCTTAATCTCCCGTCTCTGTCGTCTGGGGATGTTTTGGTAAAAAAGTTTGACCCTTCGGTTCTAATTGCTCTCACCTCCCTGTCTAATAAACTTGTAAACTCGGCGCGGAGTGTATCAAGTTCTCCAGAATCAATTTCGGTAGAACCTGGAAACAGTGCTTTTGAGGACGACTCGGGAACATATTTAGCTACGTTTGATTCAATCGCTAACGGATATGCAAAATCAGAATCAGTCAAAGTCTCATCAAACGATACAGAGGAGATATCTTCAAAGTTTGTTGCTCTAGCGTCAATCAGTTTGAAATTTCTAAGTATTCTCTTAACCACTTCTTCTTGGCCTAGAAGGGTTGTGTTTGAGTTTGTCACTACAATACGAAATCTTTCGTAAAGACGACCTGTTGTCGTTGCGCCGCTCTTGGACGGAAATAATTCTTTGTATCTATTGAGACGAGGTAAGAATTCACTTGTATTGGAATACATTGCGATTACGTAATCAATTCCGTCAATAGCGTCAGAGAGCATGCTGTCACCTAATGCTCTTTCGCGATACTCAGATGTTAGACTGTTAAGAGAATTTATTATCTCGGTTGGCCCAAAATTCTCAACTTTGAAATACTTTGTATTAAGAGCTTGTAAAGGAATATTTGGGTAAAATTGGTTGTTGGCATCAATAAAAACCGGGTCACTAAAAATAGCTAAGTTATTGTTATCTATAACGTTTTCGTAAGATACATCACTAAAGTTTAAAGCGTAGGTCGCATCCGAGTATCTCAATAGATCTGCTATTGACTCTGTGGAGACACAAGCGAAAATAGCCATGTCCTGAATGGATGTGAATGCTTGGGTGTACCCTGTTATTGTGACGTACGAGGATTTCATAACAGGGTTGCCGTCTTCATCATAGTCAGTTGAAAAAGTAACTTTATCTTCAAAATCGCTGAATGGTATCGATATAACTTGATTCGAGACTCCCGATAACGAAGCATAGATATCAAAGTCGGTATTACTCAAGCCCGAATCTTCGGCTGTTTCGTTCTGGTACATGTCAGCATTAACAACTGGCGTTGCTAACCTCTTCAAAGCAAATTTATCGCCCTTAAGTTCGTCAATATGAGTTTGATTTTTAATAATATACAGGTTTATGTAGAGGCTTTCGTTATTGCCAGATGAGTCTGTTGAATAATTAAACAATTCCTCAATAAGTGGATTGATATCAAAGTTGTCATCTGAGTTAAAAAATACAGACATATTGGCGCTGTATTTAGTTAAGTCTTCAGGCACCACGGGGGGTTGTCCGAATTCAGATGCAATCTCGTTTAACGGATTTACAATCGGATCATCAGGATCTACATTCTCGATTATAATTGAATCAATAATAGGGGTGGGGAGAAATTTACCAAACGTTTCGTTTGTATCGCCCTTAAAAATTAGTCTTGGCATATTTCTGGTACAACCTCGCTTCCATAAATATCATTGTAAACATTTTCAACACTTACTTCATCACAATCAATATCTAAGTCAATATAATACGACGATTTGTTGAATATTTGTAATTGTTTACAAACAGTATCTTTATCTACATTTTTGTCTTTGACAAAATCAAAATAATATTCTACAGCTTTTTTAGTTAACTGTGTGTTGTCATTCGACAATTGGTTTGGACTAACCATGAGTCCGTTGACAACTTGGTCTATTTTAGTTTCAAAAAACTTTCTTTCTAGATCGTTTAGAACCTTGGTGTCTCCAGTATCAGTATTGACCTTAAATACCTCAACATCGAAATTGTCAGTCAACAACTCCGTGTTAACTTCATCTACATAAATCATTGGAGTGTCTGGTGTAAGTTGGATATATCTATCATCCACGAATACATCACTTTGAATAGAAAATTGAGAAGAATCTAAATTAGAATTTATGTTTTTAATCTCTTTTTTGTAGTTTGAACTTATGTTAATTTGGGGAATGTTTAAGGACGAAGAGCTATTGGTTTTGTATTTCTGTGTGGAACTGTCTATTTTTCCGTTTAGAACAACTACTTTCCATGCCGGTGCAACGTTTGTGTTCCTGCCATCCAAAAAAGCATCACCGATAGCTGCATCGAATTTAAATATATCTATTCTTGGCTGCAGCATGGTGGGCGTCTGGTCTACAGCAAAATAAGAGGGTGGTCGAGGGCTAGTCACGAAAGCGCGGGAAGCTATTTCAGAAGCTAATGCTGTATCTGTTATAGGCGTAGCAGTCAGTGTAGGAGACCCCAGGGCGCCTTCAGGTGTGCTAGTCGGTACGCCTAGGCCTAAGCCGTCTACAATGACATCACGGGGCGCTACAGCGAGTTCTATATTCAATGCTGGAGGCTCGGTGGGATTAGTTTGTAATTTTCCGTCCACATTATCAAACAGCACCAAACTTTCGATATAGGGTGTCTCTTCTTTGATTCTTGTGTGGGCTTGGTTTTGAGATTCGCTTATGTTTATATAAGCACTATCATAAATAATATTATCGTCATAAAAAGAATAATATGTAGGTTTGAATTTACCGACTGATAATAAGTAATGTCCGTAGTTTGTCAACTTAAGATCATATACTCTTTCTTTTTTATCTAAAAGCTTAGCCATTTAATTAATTACCCCTTCTATTCTTTTTCTCTTTCAAGGAGACTTTCTTCTTTCTGCGACTTTTCTTGCTGAGAGTTGTGTTTTGTTTGCCAGTAGTTGGTTTTGGTTCAATAATATTACTTCTTCCAGCTTCTCTCTTATAAACAACATCAACATCTGTTTTGATTGATTCAACAATTGATACGTAGTCGTAAGGCCAATTGTAACTCAAGTTGTAGCCATCCATTTCAACAGTATCGCCCAGTTTTTGTTTTGTTGTTTGGCCGACTTGTGCTACTGTCATATCACTATAGGATGCTTGGGAACGCTGTTTCACTTTGAAAATCATCCATCTTAAGTTTGGATTACTTAAGAGGTTCTTCTCTGTGAGTAATTCGGTGTTTATAAGTTCGTGAGCGACTGAATCTTGTTGGAATTCCATCTTAGTATATTCTCTAGGAGCCAAGTTTTGCCACACGTAAGATAAATCATTCTTGTCTAATTCGTATTTGAACTCGAATACATACATAACCATCGGATCAATATCATTGTTTACAAAGTCAAACTGAGGAGGCAATATATAATCATTCATTTTCTGAACTAATTTTCTAATTGAGTTTCCGGCTGCATCCAATGAATCTCCAGATTTTGAGCCAATGCTGGACTTCTTAGCAGCATCGAAGCGCTTTCTGGGGATGTTAATGAATTGCTTTCTGGTCTTGGCGTTCGAATTGGAAGGCTGTGTGCCGTTTGCTGGTATACCTTCGACAATGTATGGAACTGCCACGATTGCTTCTTTGATTGTTTGTTTTTCGGCCAGTTGTCCTAACCGGACCTTCGAGTTGTCATCACTAAAACCCATTAAACTAGAGAATGATTTCATTTGTTGGGATACTTTAGGACCATCTGCGGCAGTATAATTGTTGTATACAGACGAACCAGTAACGACTTCGTAGTGGTTTGTGAGCCACTGGGCTGGGATATCATCGATTTCCAAGAAAATCCCTTCGGAAGTAGTACTAGGTAAGCGTCCAAATTGATGCCACATACCCTTTGGCGTTGCTTCATCGCCGAAGCCAGCGGTAGCCTTGCTGGAATTATAGAAGTTCATCATTGGGGTCTCAAACTTGGGCTGGATAACCCAGCGTTGTCCGACAATGGAGTTTTCAGATAAAATCTCATTTCCAAATTTGTCAAGTTGTCTCTTAGTAACATTTTCAACACCAAACAAGTTGACTGCAGAATCAATCTGCATTGCGTTGTGATTGATGTTTTCACTGGCATAGGGAGTGAAGTTTTGTGAAGCTATAAGAGCACCAGATACTGATGAGCTGAGATCATTGTCTCTAATTAGGGTTCTCCTATACACTCCTGGCTGTGCTTTGTGTCCTGGCAAATCTGGTCCTGGGTCAAAACGTCTTTTGACGATTTGTGTTTCTGCCAAGATTCTTTGAAGGTCGTACTCAACAGATGCAGACGGTCTGAAAATGAAGTCTACCCATGCCTCACCATCGTAATATGGTGGGGTGAAAGACCAGTTGTGTCCGTTCATGGAATCTTTGACACCATAAGCAGATGCGGAGAGGGCAAAAAGATCACTAGTACCGTTGTTGTTTGCCTTAGATATACTTCCAAACTCGCGGCCGGCAACAGGAGGTCCGAAGCCACTGGCTCTGTCATACATTGTGAAGTTTTTAACAAACTGTGGGTTCATAGCAGGATCCTGTGGGATCTCGAACGTACCAGAACGAATCAAGTCGGCAGAAGATACGGAGGTATCAGAATTTTTAAATACTGCACGGGCGCCATCTGGTGCAAAAAAGTTGAAGGCGCCATCGGAACCAGACTCAAAATTGTATGTTCTGGAGCCGCTGAAAGAGGTTCTCATTTTAAGACGGGCGCCATATACTTCATCTTTACTAAATTTAAATGTTGATAAACTAACACCATTGGATTGCAGTCTTGTGTACCCACCTTTTTTGAGGAAGAACTTCCCAACTTCTGCAAAATAGTTTGATGCCATCATACTGTAGAGTTTGTCTGCTGGACCAGATGCAATCGAAGAAGATGGTGCCAATATAGCACCAAAGCTTTGTGATGGGTGTGGTTCTTGTTCCGGTATCACTAGTCCACGCATAGTTTTACTAGGATCAATAATGGTTTCGAATGGCAGCCTAACATCCCAGAAGGCGCCGGAAACATATTGTTGAGAGCCGGTTGCATCGGATGTTGTAAGCATGTGGTTTTCGGTTGGGTTAAACAACAAGGCACCGGTTACATTTACTGAAATAAATTTATAGCCATTTGTGGATATTGGGTAATCGACAGCCATTCCTGATTTAATAGAATTATAAAGGATTCCTGGTGCAAAGAGAGGTTTGATTACCGATCTTGCCATGGCATTGTGTAATGGTTGTTTGCTATCTTGGGTACCATCCGCAAATTCCCTAAAAGAGGCAATTGGATTAGTGGCCTTGCTACTATCAAATATAATCTCAACTGAATCACCATATGATTTACTAAATTGAGACACCAAGTCTAAACTTCTTTGAGCTGGATAGAATCCCTTATAAGGGTTGAATTTGATTGCAGCATGGCAGGTCAATTTAATTTCTTTTGCGGACAAATCAGACATTTTCTTAATATCTGCGAAGTTTCTTAAGAAGTCAGAGTTGGAGAAGTCTTTATAGAACGTGTCCTGAGAAGAGCTAAGGTTAGTGCCTGGAATTTCGAAAGTGTCGAAGTTCTCTCCATCTTGAATTCCAAACTTGGTGTAATTTTCAATTTGCTCCGACACTCTGAATTCTGGCACTACGGCGTATCCTTTAGCCAACGATTTGATGTCTTGTTTGAAAGAATCATAGTTGTTGTAGAAAGGCTTTGATTCGGAAGATACAAAGGAAGTTACGCCATTGGAAGTTGTCAGATAGCCGGCTTGAGTGGCAGCTTCCCATTTAGCCTCACCAGAGCCTGTCGGAATTTCATAACTAAGTAAAGTCTCTACATTAATTCCCCTAATATTTCGAATAGAGGCATCGGGCCTAACTGAAAGTGGGGAGTTCATCATGTGCTTTCTTGCGTATAAAGCGGAGTTCCTGACTGTTCCTGCCAGTGAGTAATTTTGGGCGTGGCTAAAGCTGTGAACGCTGGCAGAATTGGCAAATGTGTATGTGCTGTATGTGTTTTGTAATTCGCCGGCAGAATTGGAAACCACCAAACTGGCTAACTCTATATCGTCGGTGGTCGGGAGTCCTGTGTTGCCTCTTTCGATCGTAACAACTGGTGGAGCGGTTCTGGTTTCAAAGTCACTTGGTGCATCAAGAGGCCACACACTTTGTGACAGTAGACTTTCTGTGAAGTTACCTGCAATTGTTATTACATCTGTAGAACCAGTGATACCAAGAGAGTTGGCGCGGCCAACACCAAGAGCAATTCTATCAGCCTGTGTATCTCTCCAGAAAAGATTGTCGTAATTTGTTCTTTCAGAAGTTTGCGTTCTAAACTCGTTTCTTGTAGACGGGAATACATTCTCAGAATAAAGAATCCAGTTGAGTTGGATGTTGTTGCGATCTTTCATCGCCACCAACTGCTCGAAGGCTGTAACTTCTGAATCAAAATTCACTTCAACAAAATCATTTAGTTTTTGTTCTTGGAATAGAACCATCTCATTGTTGTATGAGGTTTTGAAAGTTATGTTCTCTGCTGTTCTTTGGATTCCGCCTGCAGACGTGGATACCATGTTTATGTAATCGAGGTTGACACGAACAGGTCGACCTTTCGCAGAAACTGGGAATAAATCAAACTTTTGGAGTTCTCCGTTTCTGTATTCTACTGAGAGTTTATTGTTTCTTTTCTCGTGCATCAGCAGTTGATGATCTTGTCGGCGCGCTTGTTGCCAACCGGCATTTCCATAGTAACCATTACGCTTAATCATAAGCATATTGAATGCATCAGGGATTGCGGATTCTGCAACTTCCTTGACTAATTCGGGCGCGTTAATATATTGTGTATCGGTTTCTGTTGTTGAGCCGAGGGGAATAGTTATTGCGTGACCCATGGTATTGATGGAAGAAGAAAGCGGATCGACAATATTTAAATTAAGTCTTGATACTTGTGGTAAGAACCCCTCATCCCCGATGCCAGGGAATTTTCTTTGTCCATTTTCAATTTTAGTTCCTGTCTGGCTTGCACTAACAAAATCGTAAGAATCTTCGTAAGTTATACCAGTAGATGAGGATACTCTTCGTGTGAAGTCTGGAGATACAAATCCTGATTCATTGTGTGTATTCACAACTGACTTAGTAATCCATGAGTACTGTTTTGTAGATCTTGGAATTTGATGTGAGACAAAGAAGTTGTCAAACGTAGACGCTGTATGGAATGTTCTAACAGTCTTGT